TGCCTCCAAAATAGAAACAAAACTAACACGCTCCACTCACTAACCACTCACCTATATAGTACCCATACATATATACTTTGTATATAAAATAAAGTACTAATAATCCTAATAGTAATGACAATCCTCTTAATACATTAATCATAATTCCTCCAATGATATAATCATTATTATCCTAATTGCTTTAAGAAAAGTAGGTGAATAATCAAATTCATCACTCAAATAACTACCATTATTATATATCCCCCATAGGTTACCATTTAGCCATTCTATATTTTTTACAAAGTTATAACTAATCCCATCGAAAGGTGAATTATATATTACTAGGTGCATTAATAATCTCCTTATATATTAATAAGGCTAAGTACCTTACGTTTGATTGTCTTAATGTTATTGATGTATTAATAAAATCATTTAACATAAAATCATTAGTGATAACATAAGGATATATTATCTTCTGTTTATTAAGACGTTGTTCTATAATCATACAGCCTCATTAATTATTTCAATAATATCTCCACCAATATCTAATGTCAAAGATTCTTTATTTAACTGGTCGTTAGTTAATGTGTAGTTATAAGAGTCCCACATATCTTTAATAATGTCCTCAACATTTGCAGTAAATATAAACATACTACCTGTTTGAGTTGTGATAATAATTTTCTTTTTCATTTTAGTTTCCTTTGTGAAAGTTTAGTAAATCCTAACTTAATAAAATAATTATATTGTGAATCAGACATATCGGTAATTCGGTACTTATTAGAAGAAGCCGAATAACAATAGGCTAGAATATTTTCACGTTTTTCAAAGATCAATATTTTTTCTAAGATAGAATCCCAATATACTTCAATCATAATTTACTCACTTCATACACTACTATTCCCTTTAAATAATAATTATCAGGAATAGGTTTGTAGTAATCTGCACTATAATAATATCCGTCTTTCAAAAGTTCATTATTATTTCCATAATTATAATACCATGTTTGATGATACGCAAATTGTTCTGGAATTCCATGTTGATTAGTTCTTCTATTGGAACTTATTGCATAACCTTGTTGTAATAACCACAACATATGAGCATGGTTATAACATATTATGTCTGTTTTAATTAACTTCATAACCATTACCTTATTGCATTGATTGCATCTAATAAATTATTATAACTAATATTATTAACTAAGAACTTATTATATTTACAAATAATAGCATTACCTTTATAAAATGATGTCCAGTGACCACGAATCATTGACCATTTAAGAGTTAGTTTCTTCATAAAATTCTCCTATTTTAATATAATTAGAACGATGTTTTATATGATGAATATATAGACTAGGATTAATTATATAATCAAGATTACTATCATATAATTTTGAATCATTTAAAATAATATAGTAATCACAATTATAACAATTAAAATAAATTTCCATCATATACACACACTATTGTTATATCTAGCTTTAATAACTTTATCTTTTAATAACTTAAGTCTTGATCTAATATCAATATGGTGATCTTTTAATAACTTAAGAATCATAAGTTCTGTACGCAAAGCGTTTATATATGTAGTCATAGTTCCTCCTATAAATCTATTTCATTTCTAAATCCTTTAAACACTGGAAACCTAGGCTTATCCTTCATACCACTAGGTTGATATGTATATGTTATTAGTTTATTAACATACGTATTTTTATTATTCCATATCATTGTTCTTAGTTCATCATTAAATCCTGTACCTATTTCAAATACAATACCACTATTAATATCTTGTACTTTAATAGAGCCAAGCTTACCAGTTGGTACTAAGTTTTCTTTATTAGAACTACGCTTAGTGTTACCTAAGTTATCAGTTACTGCTTCGTTATCATTACTCATCATCTCAGTGAAGTCTATTACTTTAGCCTCACTATCTTGAAATTGTTTTATCTTAATAAGAATCCCTTCTCTTAATGTAGACCTACCACATTTATATAAGGAATTAGGTTGTCTAATCATTACACCTTCATAGTTATTATCTTGACACCATTGTTCATACATATTTAATTCTGTAACATTATTAATTTGTTTAGGTATAAGTGTTTGAATCCATGATTCGTTTTTGTGTATAGGATTAGTTGTAAAGCGACTTAACATATCACTAACCCTAGCATAATATGGTCTATTAATATCAGTTACATAATCAAATATAACATAAGTAAAATCGGGCTCACCATCTTTACTCATTACTAAAGATTGTGTTTCATTGAATGTTTTATTAGGACATATAATTTCACCATCTAATCCATCAGGTAATGTTAATAGTTTATTTCTTATATAGTCATTAGGTATATCAATAAACTTACGGGACAATACTTTACCATTAATTTTTAAACATCTAATACCATCTAACTTGGGTGTTGCTAATACAGGGAACTTAATATTATTAACGTCATCAATATTACAAGCGAGTAATGGTTTAGTTATCATTTATTTCTCCTTGATTAGTTAAATCACAAACATATTTTAATAACCCACTTCTAAGATATGATATAATTGAATCATCACTCACATGAAACCAGTAATCACACCCACGACTAGTCCAAGATAAAAGAGATCTGGTCACATCATATACTAAATATCTTCTATCACTTGTGTATAGATATAGCTTATACATTATACCTCCTGTTTACAATCAGGACAGTACCAGAATTGTAACGTTCTACTAATAATATTATGATATTTTTTAGAGTGAGAACATGATTGTTGTATTTGTTGTACAGTTAATGTTATCGGTTCCGTTGTTACTAATCTAATATGTTTCATTTTATCTATAAACTCTATAACATTTATATTCTCAGTACTTGTATCAATATTGGTAATATGATAAAAGTCACCTGATACCTTGGTTATTCTATATTTATATATATCATTAGTTATAATATCTCCGACTTTATATTTAGGATTCATTACTATCTCCTATTTTAGTTACTTCTTTAGGGTGAACATAAAAACGATCTCTATAACGTGAATGATATTCTTGATTGTATGATGTTAAAAAATGAACAATCAACTTAGAACTATTTTCTTGTCTAACCACAATACCAATATCACCTAAGTAATAACCACCATAACAAGAATCATATTCTTCGGAATGACCATCACAATTTATAATTTGTATTATATCTCCTGCTTTAAGCATATTACCTCCATTAGTTAAAATGTTTTAACGGATAAAGATATAACGTGAAGGTAAGATGCCAGTACAATAATCCAGAAGGTTACATAATATTTAAGCATAGTTACTCCTATTGTTTGGACTCATCAGGATAGACCTAATCTATCTACGTCCCCTAATTCTAAGGGACGTTTCGTCCTTATCCCCTTCTAATCATTAAGAATTGTATTAGTGGTAGGGTTAAAAATAATAATATGATTACATAATCCATTATTACCCAACCATTTTATTAGGATTAAATGCTTTAATAGGTTTTCTTTTTAATTGTTCTTTATTAGCTTCTACAAAAGCATCAATCTTATCAAGGTTAGCTTTAAGCTTCTCATATTGTTCAATAAACATATTAACTGGGAAGTTACCACCTAATCCTTTAATAGTTAAGCCACCACCTTTATTAACTTCTACCCTTACTTCTTCACGCACTAAGCTGTTAAGAATCCTTAATTGTTCTTGTTGTTTTTGAATTTCTTCTTTAAGAGCTTGTGCTTCTTGTTGTAATTGTTGTGCAGTTTTAGTTGATGTTGTCATAAATACTCCTTTAGTGACGTTAAGTCACGTTGTTAATTGATTGTTCTGGTGTTTCGTCTTATTAAGACTCATCAGCCTAGGTTAAATCCTAGGGACACCAAGGATAAGAGTACGTTACCTCATACTCCTATCCTAGTGATCCTCAGTATGCTGTTATCCTGTCCTAGTACAATAACCTAGGAGTTCTTATGGCATACCAAGGTACTCTAAGTTTTCTCGGTTTTTCCGAGCTATACCATATAGGTACTTAGAGTGAATGAAGTTACTTCTCGCTAAGATAGTTCTCGCTATCGAAGTCCATAACTCCCAACGGCTTATGTCTAAAGCAGTTACTATCCGTCTAGCCCAACAGTCAAGCTGTTAGCCCTTTTATAGTAACCTATGTCTTGTTACCTTAGATAAACGCTATACCATTTTCAACTTTAGTCAAGGTTATAGCTTGTTTATTAAGTAACTTCTTAAGTCTATTGACCTCGGCGATTAGTTTTTCTTTAGAGCTTTTGCCCTTAAGATAGAAGCCTCGTCTAAATAAACTTATATCACTAGGGCAGTTAGTTTTAACGTACCCTGAGTTAAACACTTTTTTGTTAGCTATAACGTCTTGACGTTTTATAGCGTTTTGTTTATACCCTACATTAGCCCTTTTACAAGCTAATGCAGTTTTACTTAATGTTCTCATAAGTTAAGTTACTCCTATTTCGAGTCAAAAGACTCATCATCAGTAGGGACTCAATTATCCCTAGATAGGGAGAGTTAGTGTTAGCTAACTCCCAATTAGGTTACTAAGTAATATTATAGCGAGAGAGATTTTTATAATATTAGCTAGCATGGTTATCCATTTTTTCAAGTTCCCATAATTTCTCATAAGCACTATAGTGTGAATAACAAATTATTTCTTCTTTTTCAGATTCATGATTTTTAAAGTATATTACTTTATACAAGTTATTATACTTATCATAGATTATTTTACATAAGAATCCAGTATTTACATTAGTTACTTGTTTAAGAAATATCATGTTTACTCCAGTTTTATATATACTTGAATGTATATATTTTATTTATTTTTGTATCTCAGCTTGTCAGGCTGATGCCGAGCTAACATTCAAGCCCAATGCCAACTGCTTTTCTGAACAAAATCAAGCACTTAGCCTCGGTTCACAATGACACCAGTGTCAAAACGCCACCGACTTCGGAGTCAAAACGCCACTAAACGTGGTATCAAAATGCACCAGTACCAACGAAATCAATGACTTAGAGCTAAGTACCTGATTTCTCGTAGGTGAATATAAGAACACCCATGCGTGTGTTTAATACCTGCGTGTGCGTAACGTGTGCGTGTAGCGTGTGTGCGAGCGTATGTGTGCGTATGCACGAGCGTGTGCGTAACGTGTGTGCGCATAATGCGTGCGTAGGCGTGTGTGGGTGCGTTTGCGTAGGGGGGTAGGGACGTTTCAGGATATGCCTGACATTGACCGAGTACACTCTCCCACTTTACCCTCTCAACTATAGAAACTCTCCAACACTCACCTACTTATCCTTCAACGCTTCTAATAACAACTCTTAGTACATTAGCCCTTAAAACGCACAGAAATAGGGTTATTTAACATCGTATTAGCACACCCTAATACTTAGTATAAAAGTCATTACTCAACGTTTAAAAGGATTCTGACGATGATTAGTATATTGGACGTTAGTATTATTAACCAGATTCCTAAAGAAGGCATAATAGCCTTTATAAACGATTCTGATAAAAAGGTATTAATCGTACAGGGTAGTAATTTATTAGCTCTCCTAGGGCGTATTATGAGCGAATTACAACAAGGTATTTATACACACCAAGAGGTTATAGAAGATTATAATAAACTAAAGATAGTAGTTCTAGAAACACAATCGGACATCACAATTAGGTACTTACAGATGTCATACTGGTATGATTACTTCGTTAATAACGGTTATACGCTGTATTCAAAGACTAAGTACTCAGTATATAGGGTAAGATCAAGAATCGTGTATAAACGAATAGGAAGCACGTTAATGAACGTAAATGTTGAACTAGTTAGTACTAGAGGTAATACGATATTAGTAGGAGTATTTAAAACAATGTTAGAAGCTAATGAGTTTATAGAAACTTATTACAGTCAAACTACTAATCAGTATAAGCTTCCAATACTAGCTAATAACGATTTGACAAAAGCTTACTACCAAGATAAAACGAGTCGAAGGAGCGAAGCGACTGACGCAGTTACCTATGGGTTGGTAGATAGTACGTTAGAAAAAATCTAAATTCCAAACAAGTTGTTATTTAGGTACACATTTACTTATATGTATAGTTTATATGTATAGGCAACATTCTGACCCACCTTGTGGGCATATTTTGACCCACCTCTGGGCATATTCTGACCCACCTAAAGGTGATTATTTTGTGTAAAAAGTGCTTGACAAAAAACTAAAAGTGTGGTATTATAGAAACAACATAAGGGAGAATTATATGGAACACAATCAAATTTTAGTAACATTAGCAGTATTGGCAGTATTTAGAGCAGTTGAAGCATTAGTGGTTAAGTTTATGTTTTTACGTACAATGAGAACTATGTCTTTTAATCCAGATGAGAGTCAAGGATTAATACAATACGTAGGTGGAGACACTAATCTAACTATAGCAGAAAGAGCTATTAAGCGTATTCAATCACTTGGTGCTGAAAATAGTGGTATTGAACTTAGAAAGGATAAAGCGTACCTAGGTAAGAACACAGAACACGGTCCAGTATTCGAGGATGTTGATGTAGCTTTCTTTTTAGGAGTTGAATTACCTATTAGTCACGAAGATCATGAAGAAGTTGCTAAAGCTTATAAAAATGAACAGTTTAGAAAGCAGAACGAAGAGAAAAAACAAATCCTTTCAGTACTTTAAGGAGTTATATGATAATTTTTGTAATGTTTGCTGTAATTGTAACAGCCAGCTTAGAAAGATCACAAATCGAAACTAACGCTAAAAGTAATGAAGAATACGTAAGAAGACAACATGAAGCAAGTAGAAACTGGATTAGAGACAGGGAGAGATATTAGTGGTAACTCCTAACTACAAGTTAATATACGGTATTATCAAAGGATTAGAGGCTCTAGAAGATACTCATGGTATAGACGTATATGGTGACGAAATAGTTAAAATGACTAGTATTTTGTGTCCGCTTATTAGTGTAGACTTTCCAGATAGTTATGAACAATGGAACGATTATTTTGAGAAAGCATTTGAATATGGTATTAAACAACGTAAAAGGCTAAAGAAAGATCAAATTAAAACGTTTATTGTTCATTGTTTTGATATAGATAAGTCTTTGGAACTGTTAAAGGATTTGTAATGTATATGTTAATAGGAATGGCTACAATTGGATTCTCAATCTCAGCTGGCGGTGCTTTGATGTTAGGCAAGAACTATATGAGAGGAGTTCAGTTAATTATACTAGGTCATGCTGTTATGGGGACAGCTATGATATTGAAAGGATTGATTTAGTATGGATATTAAAAAAGTTAAAAAACTACATTTCCATCCATTCGACTACAAGGTTAAGTACACTAAAGACAAACGATTTGTTACTAGAGACTTTGGTGAAACTAACTTAAACGATAAGTGGATAAAAATAGCGGACGTTAATGACGAGAAAGTTATGAAACATACGCTTCTACATGAGGCAGTTCACGTTATTTTAGAAGATGTTATCGAAACTACTGCTAAAATCAAAGATTTAGAAGACAGAGAAGAAGCTATTGTTAGATTAATAAGTCCAAGATTACAAGCATTTATGGAATCTAATCCTGAATTTATGAAATGTTTTCTCCCAAAGGAAGACGATGAGTGAAATTAAGTGTTCTTGTCCGTATTGCGGATTTACTGTAACTATCCCAGAAGGTCATGATAAAGAACATGATAAGATTTGTTGCATGAATTGTAATAAAGCTTTCCCTTTACCAACTTTAAGTGCTCGTAATCAATTAAAATTTTTAGAAAAAGAAGATGAAACGGACGATTGGTTTGAATGAAAGGTAAGATTTATTTAAATTCGTTGAGAAAAGGGTATTTTAAAGTACCTTATCAGATTAAGTCTATGGATTTAAATAGTAAGTCTATTCTAATTTATATGTATTTATGTTCTTATAGTGAAGATTTTAATCCTTCAGTTCGTTATTTGGCTTCTGAATTAGGTATTTCTAAAGCTAAGGTAAAGGAATCATTAGATGAATTAATAAATAAAGGTATTATACAGTTAATAAAACAAGGTAATAGAACAAAACCCAACGAGTATATGTTCAATTCACCTAAAAAATGGAGAAAAGATGGAATTAATGGCGAACGCAATTAGAAGTGTTATTGTAATAATTTGTGTGTGTATGGTTTTATATGGTTTAAAAGGTCGATCTGATAAAATAAAGGATATAATGGTGAAAAGCGATGAGCAAAGTAAAAGAAAAACTTGTTTTCAAAGCCCCAAAAACAAGAAAGCCAGTTGCGACTAAGGCAAATTCTATACATAAGTCTAAAAAAGACTATAAACGCTTAAAAATTCGTAATAATTGTTTACGAAAAGAACTTAGTGCTATAGAAAATTAACAACTGTTTCTATACATTAACTAGGGAAAAGTTTTATGGCTGAAGAAATTAACAAATCTACGTGTAGGGTGTGTGGTGAGATCAAGACTCGTATTCAAGCGGGTGAATTTGATTCTAAAAACAAAAGGTGGATTGATGAAACAGGAAAACAATGGAACGGAAGAAAGTGTCCAGACTGCGTTGTCCAAATCCAAAAAGAAAAACAAAGAGAAAGAAGAGCAAAAGCTAAAAAAAGACTCGAAGAACTCTTCTCATAGGTGTCCTTTTTGTGAAATACCTTGTGGTTATACTCATTGTACTTACAACAATAAGGATTAAAGATGAAAGAAGACTTAGAGTATTCAACCGCCGAACTGATAATCTCTCATATAGAAGAAACAAACTATATTATTGGAAATATAAGGGAATTTCAGGAATTGATTCTGAACGTATCCGATCCGCATCTCAAGATTTTATACGAGGAAGACGTTCAATCTGAAACAAAACAGTTAATGAAAGTATGCGAAAATCTTAGGTTCTTATTAACTAATTATATTAACGAATGTAATCAATTTAATAGACCTATAGATATAAATTTTTATAGAGTTTACAAGGAATTACATAAACTTGGAGATTTAGATGGCTAATAGTAACAGATATTTTATCTGGAATAAGAATGAAGATATCAAAATTAGTAAGAACTTCAACACTAAAGAATTTCAGTGTCAATGTTCTAGACCAGCGTGTGTTGAACAACGTATCTCTTTGGATTTAATAGAAAAACTAGAACAAATTAGGTCCCAAGTAGGACAACCTTTAATAGTTACATCAGGTTACCGTTGTTTTAACCACCAACAGGACCTTAAAGATAAAGGTACCGTGGCAACTGTTATTGCTCAAAAATCAACCCACGTTCTAGGTGACGCTGCAGACATTAAAATCCCTAAAAACAATACTATAGAACAATTTCTTGAGAAATGTGAACCGCATTTTGAAAGCATAGGAGTAGCTAATACTTTTTTACACTTAGACCTTAGAAAAGGTAAAAGACGTTGGAATTATTAACAACTTTATTCAAGATTCGACGTTTAGCAATGCCGAATGTTCCTATTGGAACGAATTATTTAAAAGCGGATCACGCAACTTAAGAGTCTTAATTTAAAAGGTACTTTATGGAAAAAATCAAACAGTTGATCCCTTCGATTCTTTTTGTCTTATTTTGTTTAAAGTCATTATTTATCTCCCCAACAGCCTCAGAAGTAGCAATTTGTGCGATTTTGGCAGTAATTAGTGCGTTTTTTCATTATGTGGAGAAAATAACCACTGTTAAAAAATTAGAAAAGCAAGTTGAAGAAAATAATAAAAAAGTTAATGAGTATATTGACGCTATTACAACATTAAAGAATAATTTAGATTCAGTTAAGATATCAATGAATATGAGGAATACACGTGTCTAACGATAGCATAGATAAACTAGCTAAAACTTTCTCTTCTATGGAAGAGTTACAAATATATTGTGACGCTCAGTTTAAAACAATCCAGAAATTAACCAAACAATTAAATGATTCTAGAAAAGAACTGGATGAGTTTAAAGAAAAATACATTAAATTAAAAGAAGCTAAACCTTCTCCAGAGGCTATTAAATTAGCTGGCGGAGGAGAGCTAGGTAAATTAGGCGTTACTGACGAAGAAGCTATTTGTGTAATGCAATTAAACTTCCTAAAACAAATTGCAGTAGTTAGAGAGTTAACTTTAGAAGAATCTAAGAAAGTCGAAATTTACGTTAAGACATTAAATACAATTCGTAATGTTCCTAAGAAAATAGAGTTAGAAACTAAAGACATGAGTAATGATCAATTAATTAAGTTAATAGAGGCATCGGTTGATAGTTTTGAAAAACAATAATGAGTCAAACATCGCTTCCTAAGATATCCAAGCTTCAAGCCAAACATGAACTTTGGCGAAGAGGGGAATTATCTTGGAAGATGCATTCAGTTCAAAAAGAATTATTCCAATTATACAAAGATTCAGGTGAAAACCAAATTATGGTTTGGTTACTATCTAGACAAACAGGTAAATCTTTTTGTTTAGCTCTAATTGCTTGTATGGAATGTATAACTAAACCAAACGCAATTGTTAAATTACTAACAGACACTAAAGTTCACGCTCAAACGATATTCGAACCTATCTTTCGGGAAGTATTAGAAGATTGTCCCGAAGACTTAAGACCTGAATATAATAAAAGTTCATATGTTTATTATTTTCCCAATGGTTCACAAATACAATTAGCTGGATCAGATGGTGGACACGCTGAAAGACTTAGAGGTCAAAAATCAACATTAGTTCTTATTGACGAAGCAGGGTTTTGTGACAAATTAAACTATAATGTTCTATCTATTCTATTACCTACTACAACTCATACAGGTGGTAGGATTATTATGGCTTCTACTCCTCCAGAAGACCCTGAACATGAATTTCTTGAGTTTATTGAAAAAGCAGAAATGTACAATACTTTAATTAAAAAGACAGTATTTGATAATCCTTTATTAACCAAGCAACAAATAGACACTATTATCTCAAGATTCCCACTAGGAATAAACGATCCTCAATTCAGAAGAGAGTATCTATGTGAAATATTACGAAGTGAGGAGAGATCAGTATTCCCTGAGTTAAACGAAGAGAAGTTACAAAGTATAGTTGGAGTTTGGGATAAACCAGTTTATTATAATTGTTATGTTGGAATGGATTTAGGATTTGACGACTTTACTGCTGTTATTTTCCTATATTATGACTTTATGAAAGATAAGATAGTTGTTGAAGATGAGATAGTTATTGAAGGTAAGAACTTGAAATTAGATAGTTTTGGAGAGACAATATTAAATAAAGAAAAAGAATTATGGACGAATACTTTAACTAATGAAACAATTAAACCTGACGTTAGATGTAGTGATATCAATAAGATAGTAACCAATGAGATAGCTAGACACACTGGATATCAGTTATATTTTTCCGTACCTAAAGGAAAGTTCGATGATAAAGGAGCATCTACTAATAAATTAAGGGTATTATTAGCAAATGACAAGATAGTAATTCATCCTAGATGTAAGACACTTATACGACATTTAAAGAACGTTCAATGGAAGAAAAGAACATCTAATAACTCAAGACCTGAGTTTAAAAGATCAGTAGATGACGGTCACTACGATACGGTAGATGCTTTAATTTATGCTGTGAATTCTATAACTACAACAAAGAATCCTTACCCAGCTGGATATAACGTAAATATGCAAAATCTTTATGTTTATGACCAAGATAAGTTTGAACATAAAAACGGTAATTATCAAACTAATAATATCCAAGTCTTGAAGCGTCTATTCAATAGAAAATAATTCTATACTTAACAACTATAAAAAGCAATTTAAACAAAAAAGGGTGTTAGTATGTGGAAATTCTTAGGTCAATCATTGAAGTGGTCTATTTTGGCTGTTTCTGTTTTATTCATTTCTTTAAACGCAAATCGATTACATGAAAGTTATTTGATGGATTATATTGGAAATCAAGTAGTTATGGTTAGAGGTGAAGGTGGAGGAGGAACAGGATTCCACGTTGAAGCTCCATCTGGAGATGTTTATATTCTGTCAAATAGACACGTTTGTGAGGTTAAAGATTCATCAGGAAGAGTTAAAATTATAACTCAAGATGGTAAAGTTCATATTAAAAAAGTAATTAAAACTTATAAAAAACATGATCTTTGTCTTATTGAACCAGTTCGAGGTTATTCTGGTTTAGAATTAACAGATCATCAAAGTCTACATTCTAAAACATATATTGTTGGTCATCCAGGATTAAGACCATTGACCTTATCTTCTGGTCATTATTTAGGAGATGAAACAATAACTATGCAGCTTATTAATATTAAAAAGAATGATTGTTATGGAATTTATGAACAACTAGAAGAAAATTCACTAACTAGATTATTCTTTGGTATAGAGTCAGTTTGTTCTGTTTATTATGATACAGTTATGACTGATGCTCCAGTTTATGGTGGTAACTCTGGTTCACCTATGGTTGATTCTCTAGGTAATGTATGGGGAGTTGTATTCGCTAAATCAATGAACGCTGTTCACAATGGATATATAGTTCCAATTGATTATGTTAAGGATTTTTTAAAGAAATATTAGGATTCAAATGGAAGATAATAAACCTGTTGCAAAAAACGATCCACTAGATCAATACTTTGCAAGAAAATCAGCTAGTGAATGCGCTCACGTTTTACTTAATAAAGGTAGAACATTCTTTAATATATTAGAAGGTAATTCTTATATATACAAAATTCAAAATATGTGGAGAGCATATTCAGGTTCATATAGTACTGAACAAGGTGAAGGACACCAAATTTCGTTTACTGGTGAACAAGGAGAGTTGGTAAGATTGCCTGTCAATCACTTCTCTAACTTAGCTAGACACACATATAACATGGTTACTGCCAATCGTCCTACGATGGAAGCTAGAGCAGTAAATACCGATTATAAATCTCTTTCTCAAACATATTTAGCTAATGGTATATTAGACTATTACATGAGAGAAAAGGGATTAGAAGAAGTTTTAAATAAAGCAGTTGAGTTTGCTATTGTTTTAGGTTCAGGATATTTAAAGCTTGAGTGGAACGCTACTTCAGGGGATGCTGTAGATGTTGATCCTGAAACAGGTGAATTGCATTATACTGGAGAAATAGAGTTTAAACCTATTGATCCTTTAAACGTTATCTTTGATGGTACAAAAGAAACTTGGGATCATGAATGGATTGTTGTTAGATCGTTTAAAAATAAATATAATCTAATGGCTAAGTTCCCAGAGTTAGCAAGTAAAATTGAACAATTAGATACTAAAACAGCTAATTCGTTATATCGTTTATCTCTTTGGTCAAATGATGACACTGTTGATATTCCAGTATTTGAATTCTTTCATAAGAAAACAGAAGCAATGCCTGAAGGAAGGTATATGCTTTTTTGTTCAGATGATATCGTATTGTTAGATACTCCTATGCCTTATAATCAGATTCCAGTACACAGAATTGTTCCTAGAGAAATATTAGGAACATGTTATGGTTATTCTGATATGTTTGATGTTTTTCCTATTCAAGAAATGATTAATGCTACATATTCAGCAATCGCTACTAATCAGAATGCGTTTGCTGTTCAAAATGTGTACATTCCAAGAGAAGCAGATATAAATATTACATCGATTGCTGGAGGAATGCAAGTTTTTGAAGGAAATGCTAAACCTGAGGCTTTAAACTTAACACAAACACCCGCAGAAGTTTATAAGTTTTTGGAAGTATTAATTCAAGCAGCTGAAACGATGTCAGGGATTAACTCTGTAACAAGAGGAAGCCCTGGTGCTTCTTTGGAATCTGGTGCAGCATTAGCTTTAGTTCAATCTATGTCGTTACAATTTATTAATGGGTTACAACAAAGCTACGTTAAAATGGTAGAGTCTGTTGGAACTGGACTTATTCAAATTCTACAAGATTATGCTCATACACCAAAGTTAGTAGCTATCGTTGGTAGAAATAATAGATCATTATTAAAAACTTTTACTGGTTCAGATATTGCAAATATTAAAAGAGTTGTAGTAGATATCGGAAATCCGTTATCTAGAACAACAGCTGGTCGTGTTCAAATGGCTGATCAGTTAGCTCAAATGAAACTATTAAAGAATCCTCAACAATATTTCCAAGTATTAAATACTGGTAGATTAGACGTATTGTTTGAAGGGGAAATGAGTGAATTATTATTAATTAAATCTGAAAACGAAAGTCTTTTATCTGGTGAAAAAGTAAATGCTTCTATATTAGATCAACATAGATCACATATCTTAGAACATAAATCTGTTATGGCTGATCCTGATTTAAGAAAAGACCCTAATTTAATTCGAAACGTTCAAGATCATATCTTAGAACATATTAATTTATTAAGAAACGGTGATCCTGATTTACTTCAGTTAATTGGTGAACAACCTCTTAATCCACCTCAAGCAGCTGGTAATCCAGAAATGCCTCCAGGTCCGATGAATAATCAAGAAGTAATTGAAGGAAGTCCTATTCCAGATGTTCAACAGAGTCAAACTTTAGTGAATCAAGCAGACAATATACAACAAGCAAACGTTCCTGGTGTAGACCCTAGTCTATTACCTAACGCCGCAATACAAGAACAAGCACCTGGTGGAGTTAAAAAATAATGAGCAACCCTAAGTCATTGTTAGACCCTGGTCAAATTATTCAACATGCTTATGATGAAGCTGCGCAACGAATACGTGTAGATTCTGAAGCAACTGTAGTAAATGCTGATATTGATATTCAATTAGATTCCACAGAAGATAGTGTTGCGATAGGTGATGCAGACGGTGATTTATTAGAGGTAAATCCAGACGGTTCCATTAATGTACAAGCTCCTGATGTAGAGACTAAGTTAGACGAAATAAAAACAGAAGTTCAGAATGCAGTTAATGAATTACAAGATATTAACTCTGAATTGAATAATCAAACAACTTTACTTAGTAGTTTGGACGGTAAAGATTTCGCTACTTCTGCTAAACAAGATATAGGAAATACTTCTTTAGCCAGTATCGATTCAAAAATGAATACGTTAGGACAGAAAACAATGGCTAATTCAATGCCTGTTGTTATAGCTTCTGATCAAACTCTAAATGTTCAAACACAAAATCCAGTAGTTATTGCTGGAACTATTGATGGACAACCAAACGGAACACAATATACAGTGGTTAATAATATTTTTGAACAAATATTAAAAACACATGATAGAGATCAAGCTTTGAGTTATGCTGATTTTGGAACAAAAGATCAAAGAATAACTCAGATAGACTATACCAGTCCAACGTTTCCTGGAGTAACTGCTAGGAAAACTATAACTTATACACTAGTTAGTGGTAAATATAGAAGAGATAATATAACAAGAACGATTGTTTAAGGAGATATAATGAAATTAATTAAAGCAGGATTGTTAGATGATGTAGTAGGATCGTATGATCAAACTAAAACAACAATTCAAGGTAGAGTAAGTCAAAAGACTATTAGTGGAGAGGATGTTCTGGGTCCACCACTATCTAAGTATAACGACTTCTTCACAGATACTGGATTAACTCCAGCAGGGTCTATATTTAAAACATCAAATAATAGAATATTTATCCCTTTCTTAGTAGTGGCTGGTACATTTGGAGTTGCTTTATATAATCACAATCCACTAACTAACGTAAACACATATGTGGGACAAATAAGATTTAACATGCCTAACGTAGCAGCTACTGTCCACACACTAAGAGGGTTTAAAGTATTAGACTCTGGAACTACTGGATGGAAAATATTTTTAAGCACAACTGGATCAGTTGCAAGAAACGGAGCAACATTTTTAATAAATAGCATAGACTTAGCTGATTTCGTATTTTCACCTTCAACTCTAGGATTCGCAACAGGAAATGACCAAAAAGCTGTATATTTTTTACAAGATAATTTAAGTACGGTTTCAAATTCAGTTACAGTAACTGTAGCTTCTCCTGGAAAAGTAAACTACACAGCACACCCATATCATGTAAATGATCCTATCGTTTTTATATATGGAACATTACCTACAGGATTAGCACTAAATACCACATATTATGTTAGAAATCCATCCGCTAATGATTTTGAATTATCCGCTACTGTCGGTGGAGCTTCAATCAACACAACAGGAGCAGGAGGTACTGCTCAGATTTCAGCAGTATACTATCAAACAGCAATCGCAGCCTCTATTCTCCATATTTCTGCAAATAAACTATACGTACATAATGGTATTGCAGCTACTCATCAGTATCATGTTTATAACACAAACGTAGCACCTACTTATTCTAAACAAACAGGATTAGTAGTTGATGATGTTACTGATACTATCGCATACACAGCACATCCGTTTCAAAACAATGATCCTCTTCTGCTTACTGATTTAGTTGGTGGAACAGGTTTGATAAATAATGGTATATATTTTGTTAGAAATGCAACAGCTAACTCATTTCAAGTATCAACTACGTCTGGTGGAGCAGTGGTTAATATAACAGCAGCAGGAACGGCTTCTATTGGTAGGGCTTTTGGAACAACATCTGCATTGTTCTCACACAAGACAGCTAATCTTAATGCTCTAACAGGTACTTTAATTGTACTAGATTCTGAAGATTTTGCTCAACCTCAACATAGTGCAAACTCAGGATTCGATTGTGCATTTTTTGCAACATCTACACATTTATATCTAGGTAAATTATCCGAACTAACAGCAGGAGCGACATCTTGGGCTTCTTTAATAAACGTGAATATATTAGGTACTACAAACCAAATAACAGCAGCAACTGTTTCCGTAGCTTCATGGTCTAATGTTTTAGATTCTGCAATATATGTAACAAACGGTGCTAAATTTATAATGAAACAATTTATAAACAACGACATTGATTACATATTCGGAGAATTAAATAATACATATTATGAGGGATTTTCTATACCAGAAACACCTCAATTAGGTCTGATTACTGTTGGAGGTCTTGATTTAGAAGACGGAGTACTATACGTTACTGGAACAACAACAGGACAAAGAGGATTCCTTACTGTCGATTTAAGATCAGACTCATCTTATGATTATTCTTATATCGTATCTCCAGTATTGAATACTCCTAGTGCAGTATTAAAAGTCATTACTAGTGTAGAACAACTTTATTCTAGTACAGGTAATATTAAAGTTCAATATAGAACTTCTGGATTTGGTTCTATTTCTGGAGGATGGGTAAATTTACCTTCTTTTTCAGATTTAAGTGGATACGCTTCAGGAAGTCAAATACAATTCAAAATATTATTTAATATGCACTCAGAAGAATCCTCATCTCCAGCTCAAATTTCTGAACTATATTTAGGATATGAAACAATTACTGAATCTTCTGAACATTGGGAATTTTCTGACGATAACTCAGTTAATACTGTACCTAGTAGAATTGCATATAGGTTGAAAAACGTGTACGCTACTTCAGTACCTACTTTATACTTCAGAGCACATGACTTAACTGATACATTGTTAACTACAAAAAATACAGTAACTAATGCTGCCGAGTTTGAATATTCTACTGATAACGGAATGACTTGGTTACCTTTAGGTACAATTCCTAACACGGTCGGTACTTTAGTAAGATACTCTTTACCTTCTGGTTTTGGAGTTGATATTAGACCTTCACTAAGAGAAGAATAAAAGGATAAACAATGTCTGACATATTAGTAACAGACAGAGCATATATCTCAATACCAGACGCTTGTGTGGATGATCTAACTCCTCCAACATTTGCTGGATTAGATACTCTGGATGTTGAATCAAGAGGTCAAATTAGAGCAACTTGGTTAGCAGGAACAGACACCTCTAATCCAGTTAGATATGAGATATACATTCAAGCATCTACTAACGTAGGTTTATTTAATACAGCAAATATTGTAGCAATAACTCCAAATTTACAGTATGATATCTTTACAATGCCAGATGGCTCCTTTTTAGTTAATGGAACTACATACCATGTAGGAGTCAGAGCTATTGATGCTCTTTCAAATAGAGATGCAAATATTGTATCAGATAGCGTTATTTCAACTGGTATTTTAACATCTATTGATGTTTATGAGTCAGAAGGTGCTTTTGCTATAAACGCATCTAATCAATTACAAGGTACATTGTGGTGTAAAAAGAACCAATCACTTGCAACATCATCTAATTCAACTTTAGGAACAGCATCATATCAGGTATATGATAAAGCAGGAAATGCTGTTGTTGGTTTAACTCAGTCTGGAATTGTTGCAGACGCTAATGGACAGTTTAAAATAACGGCAGTAAGTGCCTCTTCTTTATCTGAATCGTTAGAGCACTATGTTGTTAAAGTAGATATTACTGTAGACTCAGCAATTAGGTCTAATTACGTACCATTTATACAAAAAGCTCCAGACTATAACATTGAAGGAGTATTCTCTCTAGATAGCTCTGCTGACCTACAAGGAACATTTTGGATTACAGCAAATGAAGCAATTAAAACAAGTGGACTTGGTACAGCTTCTTATACTATATACGACTCAGCAGGAAATACTGTTGTCGGTATGACAGAATCTGGAATTACAGCAGACGCTAATGGTTTATTTCAAATAACTCCTGTAACATCCGCACTAAACCAAGAACTGTCTTTATACGCTGTAAAAGTTACTATAACAGTAGATGGAATAACTAGAAGTGATTTCCTTCCTATAAGAGGTAAAGTACCTTCTTATGAATGTTTAGGAATCTTTTCTATTAACGCTTCTAATCAGTTTGAAGCTACTCTATGGGCAACAGCAGATGGAGAAATAAGAACTGGTGCTAGTTTAGGGACAGCATCATATACTGTTTATGATAAAAACGGAACAGCAGTAGCTGGACTATCTGAATCAGGAATTACAGCAGATGGTAATGGAAGATTTCAAACCACAGCAGTAAGTGCAACTTTACTAACAGATTTAACACACTATACAGTAGAGATTGAAATAGAAGTAGACGGAATTAATAGAATAAGCTATACTGGATTTACACTTTTAGGAACATAATGGCAACAAGAAAACTAGTGGCACATCACAATACTAAACACAATCAAATCCTAAAAATGGATTCGATTTCTAGATTTATTGTGAATGATTCTCCTAAATGGCAGTTTATATTTAATGCTAATTCTGAGTTTACAAATAGTACTCAAGTTGCTAAAGTTACTGCTGAATTTGATACAAGCAATCTAAGTAAAATTAGAGTTACAGGATACTTATATAATCCTGCTAACGGTACTGTAGACAATGCTGATTCTTGTTCTGTAAAGTTATTTAGAGTAGAGAAGCAAGTTAATCCTAGATGGAACGAAGTACTAGTAACTACTCTATCTACAACACAAGATGCAAATAGTTACTACTTTGTAGATATTGATACTAGCTCTATTACAGGTGCTAATCTAGACGGAGACACTACTTTAATGTTAGAAGCTACAATAACTAGATTAGGAAGAACTTATAGAGAAAGAGTATACGTGAATCATTTAGGAGTTTACGATAGTATTATAAGATTAAGACAAGACGTAGAATGGTTAGATATATCAAAATTAGACGAATAAGGATAAAATATGAGATTACATGCATTTTTAATTGATAATCAAGTAGTGAAAGTAGAATCTATTAATGAAGAACAATATATGATTCAAATTAGAGATTATCAAAATATTATTGACGTTCACGATTTATTAGTTACCCCTCAAACAGGGTGGGTTCTTAGTGGGTCTCAATTAGTTCCAGGAGTAGGACAAGCTATAGATTTACATAGTATGATAGTTGCTAAATTAACTAACTACCAAGCAGTAGCCCCATCGTTACTAAAGAACCTATATGCAACTAATACCCTAATGGGAATCACGTCTGCTCAATCAGATGCAATGTTTGACGAGTACCAAGATGTAATCATTAGACTAAGAGAAGGAGCTTTTCCTACAGCTATTTATAGACTTCAACAAAAACAACCTTCAGGATTCGTAACTCAAGATTTAATTAACAGTTGGATTAGTCAAATACAAGCATTATTATAATGAGAAAGATTATTATAGGATTTTCTAAAACAGAACATATAATGTCTAAAGCAATAATGTGCTTAGAAGATACTGATTTTTCACACGTATATTTTAATTTTTATTCAGATACATTAAAGAGAGATATAATATATCACGCTAGTTTTCATCATGGTGTTTCGTTTATAAATAAACAAAGATTTCTTGAAACATCTAAAATTATACACGAGTTTGAATTAAATTTAACAGATGAAGAGTATATTGAGTTTATGCAATATATGATTGATAAAAGTTCAATTAAATACGGAAAGATTCAAATATTAGGAATGGCTTTATCTAGAATTCTTTCTAAATTAGACATTAAATTTAAAAATCCAATTAAGGATGGAAGTTTAACAGAGGTTTGTTCTGAATTAGTTGGTGAATATTTAAAAAAGAAAGGATTAATCGATAAATCTGTGGATTTTGAACAAGAAGGACCAGGGTATATTTACAATGCGCTTAAGAATAAAAGATAAAAGACTACCTTCTGAAAAGAGTTCAGTTAAGCAAAATAAGATGGTAAATACCAGAGGTAAGTATCATTTTTATAAAAAAATATCAACATTATTATTAATATTAAACGTTATATCTTTAATTGTAATATATAAACTAACAACTATTTAGGACAATATGGCAAAGCCAGCTAAAGGTAAAAGATTTGTTAAACTAGTTAAAAGTATTAACGGTAGAACACGTAAAGTATCATACGGTCAAGCAGGAAATGCTTCAGATGGTGGTGATAGAATAAGACCAGGTACAGCAAAAGGCGATGCTTATTGTGCAAGGTCTAATAAGATAAAAGGTGATTGGAGAAGTGATCCTAATTCACCGAATAATCTTTCAAGACGTAAATGGAAATGTATAGGCAATAAGTCGAAAAAATCATAGAACTATCCAATAACGGACGTTCTAACTAACCTCTATCCGATAGGACGAGTGTAAGGAGTAAATATGTCGAACGAAATCGATTCTGTTCAATCAGAACAAGCACCTGAAAGTGTAAACGAGAACTTAGAAGCACAACAAGCTTCTGAACAACCAGAACAATCAGCAGAACCTAAAGCTGAAACCAAACAAGAAATTAAGAAAAAATTAAAACAATTGAAGATTAAATTCAATGGTAAAGAGTTTAACGAAGAACTTCCTTTTGAAATCGATGATGATCCAAAAGCTATTGAATATATGACTAAGCAATTACAGTTTGCTAAAATGGCAACTCATAGTGCTCAAGAGAAAGCCGCTTTAGAAAAAGACGTTACTGCTTTTTTTCAACAACTTAGAGAGAATCCAAGAAAGGCTTTAAATAATCCTAACTTCGGTGTAGATTTAAAGAAATTAGCTGCTGAGATTCTAGAGGAAGAAATTGCAAACTCACGTAAAACACCAGAACAATTAAAAATCGAAGAATACGAAAGAAAGTTAAAAGAATTTGAAGAACAAAAGAAACTTCAAGAAGAAGAGTTAAAAAAGACTAAGTATGAGAAATTAGTTGATGATCAGTATTCTTATTACGATGAACAAATTAGCGCAGCTATTAATAAACTTGGAATACCTGATAGTCCGTATGTTATTAAAAAAGCAACAGACTACTTAATTTATAGCATTGAAAATAACATGCAAGTTGACGTTGAAGCTATTATGAATGTTGTAAAAGATGAGTATTCTAATGATATTAGAGAAATGCTTCCTAAAATGAGTCCTTCTCAATTAAAAGAATTCTTCCAATCTATGAGTCCAGATGTTATTGAAGAGATTCTAGGAAATGAGAAAATCGATCAAATACGTAAGAAGAAGTTAGCTCAAGCTAGACAAAAACAAGCTCCTGTTAAACCTTCTATACCAGATACTGGAAAAAGTTCAAACGATACTTCTAATAGTAAGACTGTTGAACCTAAGACTTACAGAGATTATTTTGGTATCTAAGTTATTGAAATTACGTAAATGTGTAAATATATAGTTAAGTTATTGAAATTTTAACAACTATTCACGTATCGAAGTGTTTTCTTCTCTCGATGACTTGTTATAACCTTAAGTGGGTAACAATATCTGAAAAGCGGTTGTAGACATCTGAGTACGAAAGAATAATAAAACTTGTAAATTAAGGAGAAATTAAAAATGAGTTTTCAAGCAAAAAATTCTGCCATACAAGATAGACAACTTAAAGTTCAAGAGTTAGTCATTCCTTATGGTAGTCCACTATACTCAGTGTCTGGTGGAGATGTAGTTATTGACATTGGCGAAAACGTTAAGTCAGTAGAGTGTTGTCATTTATCAGATGATTCAGCAGGAGCAATCGTTGTTATCCCTCAAGCGGATATCAGCATCTCTGGTTCTGAAATCACAGCGACAGTAACTGTTGCAGCTAATGACAGATTAATAATCAAATATATCGTTGAATAATAGAGGAGAATCACAATGAGTAATACAGCAAACGAATTATCAACGCTGAACGGACTTTTTAAAGAAACTTACGCAGATAAGCTTAAAGAGTTAATTCCTGATGGCGTTAAACTTTTAAACAAAATCAAATTTATGGCTAAACAAAAACAGCCAGGTAACTTTTTCCACCAACCATTAATCTTAGGTATGGAGCACGGTGTAACTTTCGCTGGTTCAGATGAAGATGCATTTAATCTAAATCCACCAGTTGCAGGTCAAATTAAAGATGCTTCAGTTAAAGGTTCACCTCTAGTAATGAGATCATTATTAGGATATGTTTCTGCTTCAAGAGCAGCACAAGGTGGAGCACAAGCTTTCGAAGACGCTACTAAATTCTTAGTTGCTAACATGCTTCGATCTATGGCTAAGAAACTTGAAATCCAAATGCTTTATGGTCAAAAATCATACGGTGCGATTTCAGCTGTTTCAGGCGCTACTTTAACAATCAAAACTTCTGAGTGGGCTCCTGGTATTTGGGCTGGTGCTGAAAATATGCCAATCGAAATCAGAACGTATCAAGCTGCTGGTGACACACCATCTTCTTCATCTTCTGTTGCTGAAGCTGTAGTTAAGTCAGTAGATTTAAATGCTAGAACAATTATTTTACAAGCTGCTGTTTCTGGTATCACTACTACTGCTAACCAAGAAGATGTTATCTTCCACAAAGGTGCTTTCGGTAATGAGTTCCCTGGTATCCACAAAATTATCTCTCAGTCAACTGGTTCTTTATTCGGAATCAACGTAGCTGACTATAACATGTATCGTGGTAACACATACGATGCTGGTTCTGCTAACCTTTCATTCGCTAAGTTAAACCAAGCTTTAACAAGAGCAGTTGAAAAAGGATTAGATGGAAAAGTATTAGTTATCTGTAACCCTCGTACTTGGGCTTCAATGCTTAATAACGAGTTAACTTTAAGACAATACGATCAGTCTTATTCAAGTGCTAAATTAGAAAACGGTTCTAAATCGTTGAAGTTTTTCTCTCAAAATGGGGAAATGGAGATCGAACCTTCTATTTACGTAAAAGAAGGATATTGTTATATTCTTTCTCTTGAAGATTGGACTAGAATCGGTTCAAGCGATGTTTCTTTCAAACGTCCAGGTAAGAATGATGAGTTCTTCCGTGACCTTGAAAACTCAGCAGCTTATGAATTAAGATTGTTCACAGATCAGTGTATTTTTACTAGCTCAGTTGGTAGAAACGTACTAGTTCATGGAATCGTCAATTCTTAATCTGAATCTAATTGATTAGTTTCAACAAGCCCGATGCAATGTCGGGCTTTTTTATTTTATGGACTTATATTAACAACTATCATAGCAATTATTGCCTTTTGGAGTACTATGCCTACTATCAATATTAAAGGAACTATCCTAGAACTTCCCGATTCAGCGAGTTCGCCTAATTGGGCACCGAATGTTGTTGAATTTTTTAAGCTCGTAGCAGACGCTATTAACGGAATTTCAGGAGCTTTTGATGTTGCTCCTCAAACTTTCAATATAGACGCATTTAATAACGCAACAGATGAAGATATTCAAGGATTATTGTTTCCTCCTTCAGATGTTAGAAGCTCTGTTATTATTTACGCTGTTTATAGGGAAACTGAAGAAACAACACTTGGTCAAGGTGACAACCAAGCTGTATCAGAAGCAGGAACATTAGAAATTGTCTATAACGATTCAACTGGACTATGGTCGATGACTAGAATGGGAGTTGAAGATGCAATGATTGATTTTGGAATAGATTCAAACGGTCAAGTCACTTTTAGCACACAAGCTTTAACAGGAATAAACCATACTGGCATTATTACTTTTAGAGCCTTAGCAGTATTAAATACTTAGGAGAGATATGAATTTTAAGAAAATTTGGAAAGGGTTACAAATAGTTGCTGAGTCAGTTCTAGACTTGAATGCTAAAGGTCAGGTTCAAGTAGATGATTCATCAGGTAAAGCTCACTACCACAACGGCACTACTTCTTCGCCGATTGTAACAGAAGCACACTCTGGTACACTAACTAATAAAACAATTGACGCAGATAATAATACAGTATCTAATATTGAAAATGATAATATTAAAGCAGCAGCAGGAATAGCTGAATCTAAGTTAAGCTTGGATTACTCTACAAGCTCGCTTAATACGGCTATTACAGATCACATAAGCGACACTACAGATGCACATGACGCATCAGCAATTTCAAATGCTCCATCTGGAAACCTAGCAGCTACAGATGTTCAAGCAGCGTTAAATGAACTACAAGGGGACATTGATACTACTAATTCAAACGTATCAAGTGTAACCACTGATGTTGCAGATCTAGTTACTTTATCAGGAGTTACAGCAAACTCTACTGACTTAGGAACATTTACTGGCACAACTATTCCAGATAATAGTGATGTAAAAGAAGCATTACAAGCTTTAGAAACTGAAGTTGAATCTAAAATTGATGCATCTGACTTAACTACTCACGAAAATGACACTAGCACTCATGGAGTTGCAGGAGCTATTGTAGGAACTTCAGACTCTCAAACATTGACAAATAAAACAATTGTTGTAGCAAATAATACTGTAACTACAGCAGCTACTGGAAACCTAGCAGCTACTGAATTAAACGCAGCGTTAGCTGAGTTACAAGGCGATATTGACACAAGAGCAACATCTTCTGCTTTAACTACTCATACTTCAGCTTCAACTGGAGTTCACGGAGTTACAGGAAGCGTAGTTGGAACTTCTGATACTCAAACTCTTACAAACAAAGACATTGATGGTGGGACTGCTTCTAATACAAACAGAATCACTCTACCTAAAGCAGCTAAAGCTACGTTAGATGGACTTACTCGTAAGGAAGCTACGTTAGTTTATGCTTCTGACCTCGATAAAGTATATTACGATGATGGTACAAACTTACGTGCAGTAGGTTCTGGATCAGGCTCTGATATTAATTACATCGAAAATGGAGATGCTGAAACTGGAACAACTGGTTGGGCTACATACGCAGATGCAGCAGGAACAATTCCTGTTGATGGTACTGGTGGAACAGCTTCTCAAACTTCTTTTTATACTCTTACTTCTAGTGCGAAAGCAAGGGGTAGTGCGTCATTTGGATTAGCAAAAGTAGGATCTGGTTCTGGTCAGGGTCAAGGTGTATCGTATGACTTTACAATAGACAATGCAGACAAAGCAAAACAATTAACCATCAGTTTTGATTATAATGCTTCATCTACTTATAATGATGGTTGGTTTAAAGTATTCGTATATGATGTAACAAATAATACACTAATTAGAGTTAATGGTGAAGATATATTAGCTGGTGGAGATCAAACGAATGGCGTATATGTAAAACATTATGCTAGATTCCAGACATCTATAGACTCAACTAGTTATAGATTGATTATTCATAATTCAACTACACACGATACTGTTGCTGCAACAGATTTTATACTTAATTTCGATAACGTACAAGTAAGTCCTAAATCTATTGTTTACGGAAGTCCTATTACTGATTGGACTTCTTATACTCCTACATTTGCAGGATTAGGAACAGTTACTAATATAGATTTTTATTACAGGAGAGTAGGAGATACTTTAGAAATTTATGGTTCTGGAACAACAGGAACTGTAACAGCAACAACAGCATCAATATCACTTCCTTCAGGATTAGTTACATCAGCTAATATAAATTCAACATCGCCAAGAGGATCATTCTATTTATCAGGATCTACAGCAGATGCAGTCGACGCATACAGATTGAATATAATAGCAAGTCCATCTGATACCACTGTAGGAATTGGGGAAAGAACTTCAGCAGCTTCAAACGAAGTTCTTAAAAGAGCAGGAAATTCAATTGCAGGAAACTCTTTAAACTTTAACGTACTATTTTCAGTACCAATCCAAGGATGGTCAGCTAACGCAGCAATGAGCGAAGATTTAGGAAATAGAACAATATTCGCTAGAATGAGATCCACAGCAGCACAACTAGTAAACAGTGCAGCAGAATTGGTGATATTTCAAGCAGTAGATTTTGATACAGTTGGAATGGCAAATATATCTACAGAAAGATTTACAATACCAGAAACAGGAGTTTATATTATAGGAGCTAGTGGCTCTGTAACTACATTTACTAATTTTGATGACGGAGAAGAAGCTACTATTGAAGTGAGAGTCAATGGAGCTAACAATACCGATTCTTTTGCTCACTACCCATTCAGCACCGATGGTGGACAGTCATTTAATTTCGCAACACAGCCATATTATCTTAATAAAGGGGATTACGTAGAACTTTGGGTAAATAATATAGCTTCTGATCCAACAACTGAGACTTTTGAATTATCTCCTGGTACGTACTTTTCAATAACAAAAATAGCCTCTCCTCAAACAATATTTGAAACAGAAACAGTAGCTGCTGTTTATAATGATTGCTCGCAAAATATACCTAGCTCAGTATCGACTATCGTCACTTTTGACACAAAAATTCAAGATACACATAACGCTTATGATACAGCTACTGGAGCATTCACAATATTTACCTCAGGATATTACCATATAAGCGCATCGTTTGGTTTAACAGGGGCATCGGCATCAGGGTACTATTTTCCATATATATCTACATCTTCAGGCGAAACTATTTATGGAAACAGACTTCCAATATTAACAATAAATGTACAAAATATTATGTCATTTACGTATTATTTTAACAAAGGTGACACATTCTCTATTGGTATAAATCAAACAGAAGGAACTACAAGACCTTTAAATTCAACTTTCTGTAACTTTTCAGTAGCGAGGATAAAATAATATGTTTAAAGTAAATATACAATCATTAATAAGAGATATTTCTTGGGGAGCCGAACTTCCTACACTACAAGAAGCAGAAGCTTGGCTTAGTCAGCAAATAGGTAGACCTAATCGTTTACCTCAACGTGAGAAAGCAGTAAGCGAATGTTCACAAGAAGAACTTGACTCAGCTATCAGTATCGAGAACGATATTGCTACGCTACCAGCTCAGTTTACTTCAAGTATTGTAGACATTACAGCACAGAAAGCACAGGAAGCTATTAACGCAGAGAACAAGAAGTTTTTAGCTGATACTGACTATAAAGTATTACGTCATATTAGACAGAAAGCTTTAAACATTCAAACTACTTTAACTGAACAAGAATATTTAGCATTAGAACAAGAAAGACATGACGCAGCTAGTGCGATTGTCGAATAAAAGGAAAATAAATGAATTTAATTATCCACCAGATTAATCAGAAATTATTTGACAATCACGATATGACATCAGATGAGTCTAGTGATTCAATTAATATTAATAACTACTCTTTATATGCGGTTCAGTATATATTTGATTCATTTGCTGGAATAGGATTTGATGTTAATTTAGAAGTATCAAATGATGGTGAAAACTTTTCGGTATTGGATACTTTCACTTCAACAGACGCTTCTGGTTCTTTCATGGTGAATGTTGAGAAAGCAGGGTATTCCTTTGTTAGAGTAAGTCTAGAGGGAGATACTGTAACTGCTGGTAATTTAACTGTTATCTTTAATGGAAAAATGTTATAATGGGTAATTCTCAATTTCGTAATATACCTGGTGGAGGAGCTGAACAGTTTAAACAACCTGTTCAATCGGTTGGTGATTTACCTTCTACTGGAAACTCATATGGAGATGTTAGAGTCGTTTTAGATTCTAATGAAATGTACATATGGGGACAATCAGATTCTTGGGTACTAAGTTCTGGAGGCGGAGGTAGTGGATCAACTCCTTTTGAACAAACATTTGTTACAAGTGATTGGATTTTAAACTCAGGAGAATATAAAATAACTATAAATGAATCTACTCATTCAAGAGGTTCTGATATTATAGTTCAAGTTCAAGAATTAGTTGGTTCTTTTTATCAACCCGTAGATACTAATTATTCCATAAATGCTACAGGCGATATAACAATAATAATAGGAAACGATTCACGATTTAATGGGCGTGTATTAATACAAGGAGCATAAATGTCTACTAAAAGAATTAAAACAGATGTTAGTTTTGAACAAAAGGTATTATTACCTAATGAAACATCACAGAGAGCATTAAAAATTGACAATACTGGAGAAGTAGTCTCTTCAACAGTAACAGAGACAGAGTTAGAGTACTTAAGTGGAGTAACATCTTCAGTACAGACTCAATTAAATGACAAGGCAAGCACTACTGACCTAAACAATCACATTAATGATGCTACTGATGCTCACGATGCATCTTCTATTAGTGTCATTGAACAGAATGATGTAAATGGTACAAACGTACAAGCTGCTTTAGAAAACACAATGGCAGATTTACTAAGTCACGTAGATAACAATGTAGCTCATGGTACAGCTAGTGATATTGTTGGTATTTCAGATACTCAAACTCTTACCAATAAGACAATTGATGCAGATTTAAACACAATTTCAAATATTGATAATAATGACATTAAAGCAGCAGCAGGAATCGTTGAATCAAAATTATCTTTAGATTACTCAACAGCATCTTTAAATACTGCTATTAGTGATCACATCGCTGATACTTCAGATGCTCACGATGCTTCTGCAATTTCAAATGCTCCATCTGGAAACCTAGCAGCTACTAACGTGCAAGGTGCATTAGACGAACTACAATCTGATGTAGATACAAGAGCTTTAGATTCTGACGTAATTAAAAAAGATGGATCTGTTGCATATATTGGCGATCAGTCAATGGGTGGAAACAAGATTACAAACTTAGGAGCACCTACTAGTAATGGTCACGCACTAAGATATGATGAACTAGGGGCAGCTAATGGTATTGCTACTCTAGATGGATCAGGAAAAGTTCCTGTTTCTCAATTACCTTCAGCAGTTATGACATACGAAGGTGTTTGGAATGCTTCTACAAACTCTCCTACTCTTGCTGACGGATCTGGAGATGCTGGTATGGTTTACAGAGTTGGAACTGCTGGATCTCAAGATCTAGGTTCTGGTTCAATCTCTTTTGCAGTTGGCGACTATGTAATATACAATGGAACTATTTGGGAAAAATCAGACACTACTGACGCAGTAGCTTCTGTATTTGGAAGAACTGGAATTGTTACAGCTCAATCTGGAGATTATACTGCTTCTCAAATTACAAACACTCCTGCTGGGAACATTTCAGCAACAACAGTACAAGCAGCTATTGATGAATTAGATTCTGAAAAATTCGCTTCTGCTGATTTTAACTCATCTTTCGATACAAGATTAGCAACAAAGTCTACATCTGACTTAGCAGAAGGTTCAGCATTATATTTTACTGATGAAAGAGCACAAGATGCAGTAGGTAATAACTTATTAGATACAGCCTCTGTTAATTTATCATATAATGACGCTACTGGTCAGATCAGTGCAGACGTTCTTCCTGCTGGAGTTGATCACGACTCTTTACAGAACTTTGTAGCTAATGAGCACATTGATCACTCTTCTGTATCAATCAACACAAATGCAAATAGTGGTTTAGCTGGAGGAGGAGATATTACTGCCTCTAGAAGCTTAAGCGTAGATATCACAAATGCTACAGCAGAGACTTCAGCAGATGATGCAGACCTTATCCTTATTCATGATGATTCTGCAAATGCGTTACGTAAGATGACAAGAGCAAACTTCTTAGCTGGAATATCTTCAGGAAGTGCTGGTGACATAGAAGAAACATCTGCATCATTAAATGATAATCAAGCTTCAGCAGCTAATGTTACTGGATTATCTTTTGCAAATGCGACCGTTAGATCTTTTGAGGCAATGGTTTCAATAGTTAGAGGATCAACTTATGAAAAATTTACATTAGAGGGTATTCAAAAATCAGCTTCTTGGGATCTATATATTGAATCAGTAGGTGATGATTCTGGGATAACTTTTAGCATTACTTCTTCTGGACAAGTACAGTATACTTCGACCAATACTGGTTCAGGAGCTACTTGTAAATTTAGAGCTATAACAACTACTGTGTAAACAGTGATTAACAACTATTATAGAAATTTTAACTGGAGAAATGAATGGACGATTTAATGAAAAAAGCTAAACTTGAGGTATTAAAAGACCTTAGGAAGCAATGTATGGATTCTATGGGAAGCAGTATGAAAGGTGGATTGAATAAAGTTTCAGTTATGGCACCTGACGCTGAAAGCCTAAAAGAAGGCTTAGAAAAAGCTGAAGACATTGTTGAATCTAATCCTATGCAAATGGGTGAAGAATCAGAAGAAATGGAAGACGAGGAAATGTCTGAAGAGTCGGAAGATTCAGAATCAGAAGAAATGTCTGAAGAAGAACTTGACAAGAAAATCCAAGAATTAATGGCTAAAAAATCTAAGATTAAGAAAGCCTAATAAAGGCATTAAATGAAACCTTATAAAACGTCAACTGATATAATCGAATCAGTGAAACGTAATATATCCTTTCCTATTTCACAAAATACGTTTAGTGAAGAAGATATATTAGCTTTTGCTAATGAGGAAATGGATATTTCTCAAGTACCTAATGTTCTTCAGTTTCAAGAAAATTACTTCCTTTTTGAGGAAGATATTCCGTTAGTATCTGGTAAAAATAAATACCCTATTCCATCTAGAGCAATAGGAATGAACGTTAAAGCTGTGTTTTTCAAAGATTCAAATAATAATCTTTATGAAATGACTCAGATTAACGATGATGACTCTCCTTACTTTCAAAGAAATACTGGAAGTGAGACAACTGCATATTCTTACTATTTCAAAAATACCGAAATAGTAATATCACAAGGATTTCAAAATACTCCTTCAACTGGTTACTTAACTATTAGATATTATTTAAGACCTAATAAATTAGTATTAAATGAAAGAGCAGCAGTTTGTACACACTTTATTAAAACTATTACTGTAAATAATACTGGATTAAACGCTGGTGATATTGTAACTATTAATGGTGTAGAGTTAGAAGCTGGTACAGATTTCGCTATTGGAGTTAATTCTATAGCCACGGCAACTAATTTAAATACTGCAATAGTTAATGCTGGTTTCATAGCCACGAATATTGTTGGAGCTAGTACAACTGAAACAATTACTATTAGATATAAAGTATTAGATATGGAAATATCTTCTGACAATGATTCTAGTTTAAGTGTTCAACAAACCATTACATTAGAATTTAATTCTGTTCCCGAGAATATCGTGGATGGGATTAAAATTGACTTTTTAGAGACAGCAAGTGGTCATAGAATTTATAACTACGATATTGAATTAGATTCTGGAGCTGTTGTTGGTAATAAAATAACTTTTGACTTTTCTGATGTACCATCCGATTTTAGAATAGGTGATTATATTTGTGAACAACATGAGTGTATTATTCCTAATATTCCAGATGATTTACATATTTCTTTAATACATAGAACTTGCGCTCGTGTTTTAGCTTCAATAAATGATCAAATAGGATTATCTTCTGTTCAATCTAAGATTGGAGAAATTGAAGCAAAACAAGGAACTATGATAGATAATCGTGGTTCTGGTGATCCTAAGAAAATAGTTAATAGACACTCTTTACTAAGATATGGAAAACATGGTGGCAGAAAGGGTATATAATGGCAAGTACTGTAACATTAAAAGCGTCTGGTTTATTCACTTCAGATAATGAGCTAACTTTGCCAGAAGGAGCTTTAGTTGAAGCTTCTAACGTAGTAATTCAGAACGAAGGTATAATTGAATCTAGGCGTGGTTATAAGTTATATGGCGACGCTATGCCCTCTATATCAGATAGGGCAAAACAATTAGCATCTTACCGTGAAAGAATTCTAAGACATTTTGGAACAACATTACAATATGATGACGGTGATGGTAATTTTACTAGTTATACACTTCCTGTTGAGGAAACTCAGTCAGGATTAAGAATAAAGTTTACTGAATCAAATGGTAACTTATATTTCACTACAAGTACAGGTATTAAAAAGCTTTCAGCTAAAACTTCAAACGATCTTTCTTTAATAGAGATCGAATCTGCTGGTGCAATAAAAGCACTAGACATGACTGCAACTCCTATTTATACATTTGGTAATCAATCTGGATTCATGGCTCAAGATAGCGTTGTTGCATATAGAGCGTTATGGGCAAAGAAAGATATAAATAATAACCTATTAAGAGGAACTCCTAGTTCAACTACCACAGTATATAATTCTCTTTTAACTCTATTAATTCAAGACTATTTAAATGTTTTGGGTGCTCTAGATGATGTTACAGACAATACTGAATCAAGTAGAGTGTCTGATGGTGATTATGTTGATTCCTTAAAAGTTCCAATAACAGCAGACGCTTTAACTTTAAAAAATAATTTAGTTGCATTAGCTGCTAAAATAGATAATGACATATTATTAGCTGATGATGTTGCTTCTGCTACTCTTCAAATTGCTTCTTCTTCAGTAACTGGTGGAGTTTGTACTGTTCATTTCGTTGCTGGACAAACAGAGTCTAATTATTTTCAAGTAGGTGATAGAATAAGGTTGTCCGGGTTTACTGGAATTGAAGAAGAAAGAGAAGTTGTATCTGTAGATGATGGAGCTAATCATGTTACATTTTTAACTTCAGCAGCAAATGGTTCAGTTTCATTGACTTCTCCTACTATTTATTCAAATACTTTCCGTTCAATAACACAACCTTCCGATCCAACTATCCCCACACCGAATAATGATTTATTAGAACTCCAAGATTATCTAGACACAATCATTACTGAATTACAAGATATTAGAGATACATCTATCACCGCATTGAATAAAACTAATTACATTGATATGTTAGATATAACAACAAGTGTTAATGTTGAATTAAATGTAAATATTCCTTTAGACATAGACGATCAGTATTTTCTTCAGATATATAGAACAGATGTTTATCAGGCAACTGGAGTATCAACATTAGACGATATTATTCTTCCTTCTGAATTTCAATTAGTTTATGAAGCTTATCCTACTCCAGATGAAATTACTGCTGGATTTATGATAGTAGAAGATATTCGTCCAGATGAATTAAAAGAATCTAATTTATATACAAATCCATCCACTGGAGAAGGAGAGTTACAAGCCAATGATATTCCTCCTTTCGCTAAAGATATAAATAGATTTAGAAATCACGTATTTTATGCTAATACTAGAACTAAACAAAGAATGTTTTTAAATTTATTAGGAGTCGATATATTAAGAGATAATATAATGACAAATACTCCTAAATTAACTATATCAAATGGAACAGATTCAAATACCTATACTTTTGTATTGGGTGAAAAAGAAAGTTTCGATATAACAGTAACAAATGGTGCGTCTTTAGTCACAGGTGCAACTGCATTATATTCAGATATTCCTTCTATGTCTGGAGATGTTTTTAGATTCTGGTTTAATACTGGAACCGAAACCGCTCCCTCTGTAACTACACAAATACTAAAAGAGGTTAAAGTTGGTTCAACAGACGCTAATACTGTCGTGGCTCAAAAGTTTGCAGACAAGATATCTTTATTGGTTAATGATTTTTTAGTAACAGTGTTAAGTAACGTTGTTACAGTTTTACAAAATAAAATAGGTACAACAAATACTACTACGTCTGTAATAGAAGGAACTAGCCCATTTACTGCTGTAATAACTGCTGGTGTAGGTGAAGATGCTTTAACTAGAACAGTTGTCATATCTGATTCTTTGTCTTCTGGTAGAGCGACAGATGAAACAGCTAGAAGCTTTGTTCGAGTTATTAATGCTAATCCAAATGAATCAATTAGAGCATATTATTTATCAGGAACTGCTGATATTCCAGGAAAATTATTTTTTGAATCAGAAGATTTAAGTTCTGATCCATTTTATATTATAGTCAATAGTGATATCACATCTATTGCGTTTGATCCTGATTTTACTCCAGAGAACTCAATATCTACTATTTCTGTCGGTTCTCAAACAACAATAACTTCAACTAATCCACATCAATTAACTCAAGGTGACTTTGTTTTAATTACTGATACAGACGCTACACCAGCTATAAATGGACAATCTCCGTTAGATGGGTTATTTGAAGTAATAGAGGTATTAAGTTCAACACAATTCGTTATTGATGTTAATACATCTTCTGCTGTTAATCAAGGTGTTTTTTCAAGAGCTTCCTATTCTCAGTTTTCAGAAAATGAAGTTAAACCTAATAGAATATACTATTCAAAGTTTTCTCAACCAGAAGCAGTTCCGTTAGTTAATTACTTTGACGTTGGTGCGGAAGAGAAAGAAATTTTAAGAATATTTCCTTTAAGAGATTCTTTATTCGTTTTTAAAGAAGATGGAGTTTACCGTGTTTCAGGAGAGACTGCTCCATTTAATGTTGGACTATTCGATAATACTTCACGATTAATCGCTTCTGATAGTTTAGGTTTATTAAATAATCTTATTTTCTGCTGGACAAAACAAGGAATTGTTGCTGTTTCAGAAGGTGGTATTGAAATTATAAGTAAACCAATAGATGATCAAATTTTAAAACTAGGTTCAAGTATATATGAAAATTTTAATACTGCTACTTTCGGTGTTGGATATGAGTCTGATAATAGCTATATGGTCTGGACGGTTGTAGACACATCAGATGAAATAGCTCAAATATGTTTCAGATACTCAACTTTAACTGGTACTTGGACTACTTTTGATAAATCAAACACTAGTGCTATAGTTAGTCCAAATCTAGATATTTTATTCTTAGGAGCAGGAGATACTAACCATTTAGAAGAAGAAAGAAAAACTTTTACTAGATATGACTTTGCTGATAGAGAATTAGATTTTACACTTTCAAATAATAAATATAATAAAGGTGTTATCTCTCTACCTACTGTATCAGGAATTGAAGTTGGAGATGTTGTAGTACAAGAACAATATGTTTCTTTATATGAATTCAATATGCTTTTAAAGAAATTAGATATTGATCCTAGTGTAGCTGATACTAACTATGAATCTTTATTACAAATAAATGCTGGTGAGAACTTAAGAGATCACCTAGAAGACTTAGCTGATAAATTAGACTTAGATACTGGTGTAACCTTCACTAACTATAAATCAAGAATTAATAGTTTCTCTGGAACAATAACTAATATCCAAGCTGGTGATGAGACGATTATTACAACAAGTGCTTCACATAATCTTCAAAATGGAAGAATAGTTAGAATAGTAAATTCTGATTGTGATCCTATTATAGACGGAGACTACGAAGTTACTGTTTTATCCTCTACTACTTTTAAAATAGACAAAAGAACTATTGTTAACGGAACCTCTGGTGACTGGAATACAGTAATAACTGATTTAAAAGATATTAAAACTTGTTATAATTTAATAATTAGTAACTTAAACAACGATACAGGCGTTTCATTCTCTAATTATACTCAAGCGACAAATACTACAATACAAGAAGCAATCATTACTAAAGTGGACACAGTTAAAAAACAAATTACTTTAAATTTAGATATTGACTTCTATGTTGGAGATTTTGTAGTGTATAAGAGTATTAAAACTACTTTTACTTATGGTCCAAACTTAATGGGTGATCCTATTAATTGGAAACATGTTAGAGAATTCACTCTAATGTTCAAAAGTAAAGCTTTAACTTCTGCTTCTGTTGCATTCGGTACTGATTTATTACCTGAATTCGTATCTGTTGATTTCGACTTAGATGGGAATGGTATATTTGGATTCTTACCTTTTGGTACAGGATTCTTTGGTGGATCATCGAACTCTGCACCATTTAGAACAACAATACCAAGAAATGCTCAAAGATGTAGATTTATTTCAGTTAAATTCAATCATTCAATTGCTAGAGAACAATATAAGATATTTGGTATTACTTTAACATTTGAAAATCTTTCAAGTACTAGGGCTTATAGATAATGAAACTCCCTAACTTTAAAAGAATACTGAGTACTGACTTTCAGGATGAGTATAAAGGACTCGTTAATAAGTTAGCTGTTTCTATTAATGATGGTTTAGAAAGTGTTTATAATGCTTTAAATAAGAGATTAACACTTAAAGATAATATCCAATGTACAGTTAAAAGCGTTCAGATTTCAGTTAATTCTAACGGAATTCCATCAACTACTACAACTTTCCAAGTAGATGTTCCAAATACTAAAGTAGAGGGGTGTATGGTTATTAGTGCAATTAATCAAACAAATCCAGGTACTTATCCTACTGCTGGAGTATTCGTATCGTTCACACAATTAGAAAATAATATAAGAATAGACCATGTTACAGGGTTACAGGCTAATGCCTCGTATTCATTGAAGATTGTAGCATTCAATTAACAACTATTATAGGTCTTCGGAGATTAAATGGGTCCTATTATCGATAATAAATTTAAGCAACCTCAACAGAATCCTCAACAAAGAAGAGGAACTGGATTTACTAATCTTAATAAAATACTTAATGCTCAACAAGGAAGTAAAGTAGGTTCTGCTGTTTCAGGAGGAATTAGTAACGTTGCTCAACAAGCAAGAGCAGGAACTGAATCCGCTAAACAAGAGTTTGGTCAAAAAGCTGAACAATCTAGAGTATCTTCTTCTCAGCAAGGACAAGAAAAATCACAAGGATTTGTTAGTAGATTTGGTGTTCCAGCTCAACCAGCAACTCAACAACCAGGTCAACCTTCACAACCTAATAACGATCAAAGAGAGGTTGTAGCTAATGACAGATTAAATAATATGAATAGGGATGTTGGAACTAGATCAGATGCATTAGCTGAACAAAGAAGAATTACAGCTGGATTAGGTCCTATTCAAGAAGCAGCAGTATATGAAGGTGATTTTCAAGCATTAACTGATGAAGAAATTGCTGATTATCAAAAACTTACTGCAGGAACATATGCTGGTCCAAGAGATTTACAAAATCAAGAACAATTATTAGCTAAAGCGCAAAGAGCTGAAACTTTAGGCGGATTAACTCAATCTTCTGGTGGAAGAGAAGAACTTCTTAGACAATTTGTCGGTGGAGGTCAAGGATATACTTCAGGTATGAGTAAATTAGATCAGTTAATACTTGGTAAACAAGGTAATTTAACTGGTGCCAGAAGAGAGACAAGAGGACAAATGCAAGATGTTTCACAAGCTGCTCAGTCTGCGAGAAACCTTGCTTCACAAATCGAAGGACAAGAAAAAGCTGCTTCTGAAAAATTAAAAGCAGATATTGCAGGAATTGGTACAACTATTTCTGGTGATATTGAAAATAGATTTAAGTCAGCAGAACAATTCGAACAAAATAGAGCAAAAATAGCAACAGAGTTACAAAACTTTAAAGGAAATTCGGATCAATTAGGTCAATTTTTATTTGATAAGGGATTGATTGGACCACAGCAATTAGAACAAATAAATGCAATCGACAAAGCAAATAAAATAGCAGCTGGATTAGCTGAACATGAACACGGATTAAAAGATAAAAATAAATATACAGAATCATACTATAAAGATAAATTAAATGAATTTATCACCCAAGGATCATCCGCTTCTCAAAATTTATCACAAGCTGGTGTAACTTCTGCTGAACAAGCAGCTAGATTACAAGCATTACAACAATTAGGTGCTGGTCAATTTCAGCAGTATTTAGGAGATGACATTAATAAAGTAGGTTCTTTTCAAGCGGGTAAAGTAGGTATTAGCGATAAATCTCTTAATAGTTACTTACAAGGTTTATCTAAAGATTTATACAAAGCTGAGTTAGATAGAATAAATGACCAAATGGATAAAGGCGAATTTGCTAGAAAAGAATCATCTAGACAAATAACTCCAGGAATAACGAGTTATTCTTTTATTGATTCAGGAAAAGAAGATATATACGCAGATTACAGAAATCAATTAAAACCATTTGATGAATATGGTGATTTGAGCAGTCTAGTTAATCTTATTTCTGGAAGCAGAGCAAGTACTAAAAAACAATTAGAAGATAATTTAAAGAGACTACAAGAACAAGGTTATGACGTTAATCAAGAAAGATATTATGATTTTTATAAGAACTAGGAGAATATAATGGACCCACTTACCGCCGCCGCAGTATCAACTGGAGTATCAGTTATTGGAGGTATAGCAGCAAATGCTTCTGCATCTGGTGATAGAAATAGAGCTAATGAATTAGCAGGACAAGCACTGAGTGTCTTAAAAGATATGGGATATCCTCCTGATCTATCTCGTAAGATAGTTTTTGAACAATTTACTCAACAAGGAGTAATGACTCCTGAGTTAGAACAAGAATTATCTGCCGGTCCTTCAAGATTTGAACAAGTTCAAGAAGCTCCAGAAATGAGATTAGCTCAACTTGAAGCTTTACAAGCATTACAACAAAGAGGTAAAGCAGGATTAGGAGCAGAAGATAGAGCTGCTTTAAATCAATCACGTAGAATGGTTCAGAAAGACGCTGAAGCAAAAAGACAGCAAATATTAATGGATATGCAAGCTCGTGGACAATCTGGATCAGGAGCTGAATTAATCGCTCAATTAGCTGGTAATCAAGCAGCACAAGAAACACAATCACAAGAATCTGATAGACTAATGGCTCAAGCTGCTCAAACAGCTTTACAATCTATGCAAAATGCTGGGACACTTGGTGGACAAATTAGAGAACAAGATTACGGTGTGATGTCAGATAAAGCAAGAGCTGCTGATCAAATGAGTCAATTTAATACTCAATTATCTGCTGGAAGGCAACAAAGAAATGTTGGTGCTATTAATGAATCAAGAGCTGCTAATTTAGCAGAAAAACAACGATTAGCTGATATTAATATTAAAACTCGTAATGAAGAAAGACTAAGACAACGTGCATCTGAACAAGATGAATATAGACTGAATATGGATAGAGCTAGGTTATTATCTGGTGGATATCAAGACGCAGCAACTACTGCACAAGCTAGAGGAGACGCAACAGCAGCTCAAACTATGGGTGTAGCAAATGCAATCGGTGGTGGTGTTAATTCTTATATGAAATGGAAAAAAGACGAAAAAAATGCCAGCGAAGACTAAAAAACAATTTAGATTCATGAAAGCAGTTGAGAATAATCCAAAATTTGCTAAAAAAGTAGGAGTGTCTCAAAAGGTAGCTGAGGAATTTACAAAAGAAAATAAAGGCAAAAGAAGATTTAGTAAATTGTTAGGAAAAGCGAGATAATATTATGGCTGATAGAAGAGAATTACAAAAAGAGTTAAATCGCATTAATGAATTATACCAAGAGTATGATTTACGAATGAGAAAGGCTGGGGCTTCAGATGAAGAGCGACAAAAAATGCGTGACATGATGAACGCAAAAAAACAAGAAGTAATTTCTCAAATGGGAGACGATTTACAAAAATTAAATCAAACTGGTAAGCAAACTATTTCAGGAGGCACGGTTAGTAAAGGGTTGAGTCAATCTGGTATTCCTGATGCTCCTGGTGCTAGTAAATTCAAAAACCTACTTAAAAAAGCTGCTCCAGCATTAAAAGCTGGCGGTAAAGCACTTCCTGTTGTCGGAGCAATCGCTGCTGGACTAAGTTCAGACGATGCTGCCGCTGCCGGAATGGATATATTTATTCCAGGTGGACTAGAAGGAACTGGACCTCAGAAAGGTTCTGAAGATTACGCTTTAGAAAAGGGAATGATAGATGAATCTTTAGGAAAAAGTCTTTTTGAAAACCAAAAACAAGGTTTACAAAAATCATATTCTGACGATACTCCTGAAATACAACAAGCTAGAATAGCTGCTCTTAAAAAATTAAAAGATAAAGAGATGGCTATGTTTAAAGAAAAAACATTAAGAAATAGAGATGAAGAAATTCTAGAACAAGAATCATCAGGAGTTGGTTCGTATTTTTCTCCAGAAAACAGAGGTTCTTTACAAACTGCTGAAACTGTAAAACAACAACTTGAACAAAATAAAAGAGATAGAGATCTAACTGAATATTTAGGAAAAAAAAGGACAATGAGGTAGTTTATGTCAGATTATAAAAAACAAATACAAGAAAAAAATGCAGAAGCATCTCAAAAAGCAAGAGAAAGACTTAAGAAAGAAATAGAGCTTAGAAAGTATTTAAGAGATAAAAATGCTATCGAATTACAAGATAGAAAAGATATGAGAGACCTATTAAATATTGAATACGATGTTGATGATTATGATATAGATGATTCTAATCAAAGAAAATATAATGAAATGACTGGTCTTCCTGATCAAATGACTAAAAAAGAAGCAGAAGATTATTCTAAGTTATATCAAGAAGAATTACACGATGAAATGGTTAAAAGGGGAGAATATCCAGAATTAAGAGCGGACAATACTCCTAGAAAGTCAGATTTTTCTGCTGACCAGGTTCTTAAAGAAAGAGATGACTTTTTTAAGAAAGCAGATAGCGTAATTAATAAAACAGATAGAATTCAAAATCCAATAGTTAAGGAAGCTTTAGAACAAAGAATGGCTAAAAAAGCAGCGGAAATTGGAGCTAAAAAAGCAGGAAAATTAGGTTTATTACCTCTATTAACTGGTGGTGCTGGTCTTCTTTATTCAGGTCTTAGTGAGGCATCGGATGCTCCAGAAGCTGGTTCAAGTCAAAGTTCATTGTCTAGAAAGTTAGAATCAGGAAATAGATTGTCACCAGAGGAATATGAAAAGTTAGGAACTGAAGAAGATGTTGACACAGAAGACCTTGAAAAAAGAGCAAAAAAAGAAGCTATGTTACGTTACTTTAGCAACAAAATGAGTAGATAATAAACAACTATAATAGAAATATAGGTAAATAATGAAAATATTAGGTGATGTAATTGAAAGATTAATGAAGTCTGGAGCAAGTGCTGATGAAGCAATTGAAGCAGTTGCTAAACAATCTGGAAAATCAACAGATGAAGTGGCAGAAGCATTAAAAAGTACTTCAGATATTGCACCTCAAGTCCCAATTGGAAGTGGTAAAAACTTAAAAGCTTTACAAGAAGCAAGAGTTGGTGCTCCTGATGTTTCAGACATTGATTCTTATCCTAAAAATATAACACAAGATGAACTAGCTAATCCAGGTCCTTTTAAACTAGAAGGTGCTCCTCAATCTAAAGATTTTACAATGCCTGATCCTGAAGCTGGATTACCTGTACCAAGTTCTGGAAATATGCCACAACCTTCTAAACTAGATTTAGGATATAATAAAGCCCCTGATGAATATAGTAAATTAGGTACTAGTAATATAGATGTTGTAGATTATCAAGGTCCTCTTAGACCTTCTTCTGGCATTACAGAAGGATTTGATACAGATATGACTAAAAGAATCTCTGATCAAGTTGGTCCTATTAAATTCGATGAAAACCCATTAAAAAAGTTTATGCCAGCTGCAACAGCTGTAGCTGCAGGAGCTACTTTATATAATATGTCTGGAGATGGTGATTCTAAACAAAATATTACTTCTCCTAAACAACCAATTGAAAAACAAAAAGATACACAAGCTCCTGTTGTTACTGAAGATAAAAAAGAAGATGCTTTACAAAATAAATCTATTAAACAAAAATTAATTGGAAGTAAAGTGACACCGATCACTGGAGAAAATAAAGAACAAGTATCTGCTGAACAAACTAAACCTGAACCTCAATCTCCTGAAGAAAAAACAATAGACAAATACTTAAAAATGATGGATGAGGCTGAACAGAAGCGACAAGACAATGAGTTTATAAATGCAATGTATCGTGCTGGGATTATGGCTGGTTCAGCAATAGCTGGAGTAAAAGCTGATTATTCTCTAGTGGATGCTTTAGATAAGTTAGCAGATTCAGATGTCAAACGTGTTAAAAACACAATGATGACAGAGGCTGAAGTTCAAAAATTAAAGCAAGCTAGAAAAATGGAAATTCTAGAAGAGAAGGCTAATGATCCAAATAATCCAATTGCAGTAAAGGCTACAATGATGATGAGGAATCATATTCCAGGATTTCCAGAAGGTCATTCTATTGCTGAAATAGAGAAATTAACAGGATTAAAAGTTGCAACTATCTTAGGTTATGATGAAAATGAGAAAGCAAGAAAAGAGGCTGCTTCTGAAAGAAAAGAATTAAAACAATTAGAAATTGAATTACAACAGAAAGAAAAAGAAAAAAGATTAGATGAGAGACAACGTAAGTATGTTTCTGATTTAAGAAAAGAAACTAGAACTGGTGAATTAGGTAAAAAGTATAGAGAATTCACTAAACTAAATATAATAGTTAAAGCTTTGACTGATTTTTCTAAAGACCCAAGTGGTTATAGTGATTACGCTACTTTAATGGGAAGTTTAAAAGCTTTACAGGGTGATGAATCAGTAGTTAAAGAAGCAGAAATTCGACTAGGTATGGATGCTACATCTTATTTTAATAAGTTAATGAACTCTGTTGAGAAATTTAGAACAGGAAAATCTTTGCAACCTTCTCAAAGAGAAGATATAATTAAAGCAGTAGATAAATTGAGTTCTTTAAATCGTAATAGTTACTTAGAAGCAATTCAACCTATATTAATAAATGCTGAACAGGAAGGAATCGATAAAAGTTTAATTATTCCTCCAGATGTTGCTCTTGCTTTAGAATCTCAATCATATAAAAAGAATGATGTCGAAGATAAATCACCTTCTGTTAAAAAAAGTAAAGTTGGACAACAAGTTAAAATTAGAGGAAAACTTTATAAGATAATTAACGAAAATGGTGATCTTGAGGAAGTTAAATAATGAATATTAACGATTTTAAAGACGAAGAGATTGAATTTGTTGATAATATAAATGATGTTTCAGAAGACGAAATAGAGTTTATTGAGCAACCTAAGACAACATCCTCTGTTTTAAAAAATAAATTACTTTCAAGCGTTGAAGGTTCAGGAGATTCTTTATCTAATATTGCATCTGATACAATGTCAAATATTAAAGATTTAGGAATGGGAATTGCTCAAGGTTCTACTTTGGGCGGAGCTGAAGAAATAGGAGCAGGACTACAAACATTACTAGCTAAAATAATGCCTAATAGTCCATTAGACGTTGATAAACAATTAGCTGAACAAGGATTTAAAGGAGATATAACTCCTAGTGCTGGCGAGTTTTATAGACAAGCTGAAAATGAAGAACAAGCTAGGTTTAAAGAGGCAGAAGAAAGAAGCCCTTATTTGTATGGTGCTGGGGAATTAGGCGGAGCAATTACTACAGGTATTGCAACTGGTGGAGCAGTAGATAAAGTATTTGGGTTAGGTAAAGTAGCTTTAAAAGATATTTTAAAAAACCAAGGAAAACAAGCTTTTGCTAAAGAAGTATTGAAACGTGGTGGTGTTCTAGGTGCAACTGGAACTGTTGAAGGTGGAATTGCTGGTGCTTTAGGTTCAGAAGAAGGTGAAATTATTGGTGCAACTCCTGAACAAACTGAAAAGTTAAAAGCAGACGCTGCTGGTGGTGCATTAATGGGTGGAACACTAGGTTTGGGTGGTAGTGTTCTTGCTGATGTTGTAAGTACTAAAACTGGAGAAATGTTAGAAGGTGCTAAAGTAAAATTGGATGAATTTGTAGAAGAAAAGCCGTTCTTAAGAAAACTTAAAGAACAATATAAAATGGGCAAAGATCAAATCGATCCTACTCGAGAAACAGATTTAGGTATTAAAACTAAATATGATGCTCAAGGTAACCCTATTGTTGGACCTAAGGTTTCTCAGTATGCTCAGAATGAAGCAAGTAGAATAATGGATGAAATTATTGAAGCACGTAATGAAATAGGTAGAACTGTTGGAAAAGCATTAGACGATGCAGCACAGAAAGGCATTACTATTGATTTACGAAATGAAATAGCTAATGCTGGTCAAAGAATAATGAGTGCTTATAATTTAGCTCCTAATATAATGGTTAATCCAAAGGGTAGAGCGGCTTACGATAGAATGGTTCAAGCTGGAGGAGCGTCTATTAGTGAAATTAAAGCAGTATTAGATGACATGGACACTATCTATAATCAATTAGATTCAGTTAAAAATAAAGATACGGCAACTGAATTAACTATGCGTAATATTGCGGATTTTAGAAAACAAGTGTCTAATAAATTAAAAGAATCAATTCCTGAATATAAAAATGCTTCAGAAAGATTTCAAAGATTTAATGAATTAGTTCCTGAAACTATTATATCTAAAGATAAACCAAGAGATGTTGCTGGTGTATTTTTTGGTAACTTAAAAACACAACAACAAGATAATAAATTATACGATGCTTTAATTGATTTATTCGATAAAGGAACAGCTCCAGGTACTTCTAGTTTAAAAGGCAAAACTGCTTTAACTAATGTATTAGATGGATTAAAACAATTTGAATTAGAAGAAGCATTACGTGTGAATAAAGGTCAAATTCCTAACTCTGCTTTAAAGCGTGGAGCTAAAGAATTTGAAAAAGACTTCCAAACTATATCAGATAAACTAGGTTCTATAAAGTTATCTATGTTTGAAAGAGCAGACTCTGGACAACAAGCTAAAGGACTTAACGTTTTATTTGGTTTAGGTGAAGGTATGGCTGGAACTTCAATGAGAGCGGCTAATATTGTTGGAAGAAACATGGATAATATTTCTAATGTATCTAAATCAGTGTATAAAATGCCAGCAAATAAAATGAATGAATTAGCTCAAAAACTTAAAGGTATTCCTGGACTTAAAACTTATGGAGAATACTTAGAAGAAGGACTTAATTCGAATAATTTAGCTAAAAGAAACGCAGCATTATTTACCATTGTACAAAATCCACAATCTCGTATGCTAATATCAGCTGAAGATTTAGAAGAAACACCAGAGGAATAAAATGAAAGAATGGTTACAAGCATCAACAATTAGTCTATTTGCAGTATTCGCTCCTATTAAAGCAATTATTATAACTGTTGGGTTTTTAATTGTTATGGATTGTATTACTGGTATTTTTGCAGCAATGAAGAGAGGTGAGAAAATTTCAAGTGCTGCATTGAGAAGAACTGTAACTAAAGCATTCGTATATCAATCTGCGGTAATTACCGGGTTTTTGGTAGAAGTCTACTTGATTGATAAAGCATTTCCTATTAATAAAGTAGTTGCTGGACTAATAGGTGTTGTTGAATTTAAATCTATATTAGAAAATCTAAACACTATTCACGGTGAAAACCTATTTAAATCTATTATTGAAAAGCTAGGAAGCATCAATGATAAACTTAATAAAAAAGACTAGTCAGTATCTTTTGTATCAAATAACGATACTAATGAATCACTTAATGATTCGTCTTCCTCTGTACTTTCTGTAATTTCAAATTCTTTCTTTTTCATATCTTCTAAGTAATCCATGTTATGATCACCTTGAGCTTTCTGTTTAGTATATACGCATCTATTTCTTTGGTTATTACGTCTATAACACTCTAGTTCACCTTCTTTATCTTTGATAATTCTATCTCCTTTATGATTAAAATTAGCACATACTGTTTCTTCCATAAACGAATTTAACCATTCTTTAGGGTTCATCTTCTTAACTGTACCATCTGCTAAAGTAACTTCTATTTCTCTATCAGGAATTTTCTTAGCATATGTTGCAACGTCTGCGATTTCTTCATATCTTGTTTTCAGGTTTAACTCAGGGTCTAGAGCTTTATATTTAACTTTATCTCGTTTAGTTTTAGCCATTTTTTCTCCTAGAATGACGAATTACGTCTCTTTGTTCTCTGGTAAATATTTTACAAATAAATTCAGGATTGATTTTAAACCATTTACTTCTGTTTGAGCTTCTTCTTGAATTAGGTAAATATAAACTCAACATACTAATAAAAACAGGGTATGAGAACCTCGACTGTTTTCTTCTTAATCTACAGAGTTCACGATATGCTTCATATATAATAAACCCTTCACACCACTTAATTCCGCCTTGTATATTGGTTTCTTTTAAAAAGTTTTCAAAAGCTTTTCTATGTGATTGATTCTTTGTTTTATTTATACTAGATTTAGATAATTGATTGTATAGCATCTTAGATATATTAATAGAGTTAATATTAATTTTAAAAAACTTACCTTTTGAGTTAGTATAATATGGTAAATGTTTATTAATTTCTAAAGCAAATTGTATTTTATTAACAGGGTTATTAGAATACGCTTTGTATAGTTTATCAATTAAACTTGCATGCACGTTATTTTCACCTGGTATAATATTAAACCTACTTAAAAAAGGAATAACGTCATTAAAATATTCGCTAATTTCTTCTTGTTCAGAAACATCTGATTCATCATTTAAAGCATCTAAAAGATCCTCTGTATCAATTTGGTGGGGTAACTTAGGGTTATTCATTATCTAAGCTCCTGTGCCCCTTTAATAGCTAAACTAGTGGCTAATACACCTAATACGAACCACCCTGCTCTTTCATAATTATTTACTTTCTTGATTGATTCTAGGTCTTCATGTAGTTTAACGTTGCGTTGTTTATAGTAATGAATTTGTTCATCTTTAAGTTCTAATTGTTCGACCTGTAAGTTAATTATTTTTTTCTGATTGGCGTTTAGCTTCTTTTGTGTTTCTAGATCAATAAGTTTATTTTTAACTTCTATTGCTTTAGAAGGAGTGAATAAATAACCAGTATATGGTGCGGGTTCGTTTCTTTCTATGTATACAACATCAGCCTTACTATTTAGACTTATTAAAGAAATCAAGAATATCTTGAACATTGTTCTCATTTTTCTTCTCCTCCCCTTCTTTAATTATCTGTTTATCTTCTTTTTGAATAGAATCAATTTGTTTATCTATGTTATCCACTTCTTTCTCAATTCGTTTAACTTGTTCTTCTAGTTTTTTATCTGTTGATACTGCATTCTTTTGTACAAAGAATCGATATAAAATCAATCCCATTGTTGAACCAAGAATAGCAATTATTAATTCATTCATCTTTTCTCCGTTAATACTAGTAATACTTTTATACTTGTTAAGTAAGTTAAAAAAGTAACAAGATGCACACATACTCTATCAAAATAACTAGAATCCAATCCAAACATATAATACATGATTATTATATATGTGTAAAAGAAAGTTCCTGCTATTAAATTGTTGATTAGTTCTTGAAATTTACTATTCATTTTTTCTTCTTTTTCTTATCTTCTTTGTATTTCTTTCTAAATTCGTCCTCAATCATTGTTTTAGTTTCATGACAAGCTACACAACATATTTGAAACGAACTAGGGTCTTCTGGCAATAAACGTTCAATGTATGAGTCGAATGTCGTAAATCCTTCTTTAATGTCAATTACTGGTTCAATATGGTCAATCTGCACATCTTTTCTTTTAAAGGAATCACCACACATAGCACATTTATATAATCCACGTTCAATCCTAGCATCAGTAAGTGCTTGATTTCTTGCCCACCATCTCAACGATGCTGAACGAAGAACGTGTTTTACAAAAGATATTCTATTTTGCTTCTTCATTACTGTTCCAGTATATCATACTTTCTTAATTTTGTCAAGTAATTTTATATCGTCTGGTACTAAATCGTTTAGTTTCCAGAAATAAGTTAGAGCAAAAAAAGAATTAATATCTGGTTTATCGTAATGTGCTCTCTTAAACACTTTTAAAAACTCAACCTTTTGAGATTGAGTTGCTTTGTTTTCTTTTATAGCTCTTAAGTAGAAAGGATGTTCTTCAGGTGAAATAGACTTATCGAATACTTGAACTACTAAAGTTGGGTTTATTACTTCCCAAGTTAGTCCTTCTTCTGGAGGCTCACCTTGATAATACAATAGCGTTTGTTTTAACTGTTCTAAATTATGAAAACTATATGAATAAGCTATTTCATCTGAGTCATTATTAAACCCTAACCTTCCTTGATAGTAGATCACTTCTTGTTCAGCTTCTTTAATAAGTTTTTGTATTTTATCTATCATTCTTTTTCCTTAGTTCAGTAAATTTGCAATCTTCGTTTAAACAGAATACCATGTTCCCAAAACTAAGTCTATCAATTCTAACTTCCCCATTACATTTACAACATTTGTTATTATTCTCTGTTTTCATTTGTTTAAGTGTTTGATCTTTCTTAGCTGCTTCAATTGCGTCTTCTACACTAAAGTCTTCTAATGAACCCTTTAAGAACTTTTTAGTTTTATCAAATGCTGATTCTAATGTCTTTATTTCAGATTTTAACTGTCTATTCTCTCTTTCTAATTTTTGTATTCTTTCTTTTAATTTTGATAACTCTCCATCTTTCTCTTCTCTATTATACGTTCTATGTTTAGATTTACCCAATTTAAACTCCTTATGAGCCAGTTGAACCAAAGCCTCCAGTACCTCTGTCAGTAGAACTCAATTCGTCTACTTCTTCAAATTCTATTTGCGGATACGGTATAATCATTATTTGTCCGATTCTTTCATTTTCATCGAATACTTTCTCAAAATAATAATCTTTTGCTGTTGATCTGTATTTAAACATTATGGATCCTCTGTACTGACTATCTATAACTCCTACACTATTAGCCATAATTAAATCTTTTTTAAATACACTTGATCTAGGAAATAGTAGTCCTACGTGTCCTTCTGGAATTTCAATAGCTAATCCTGTATCATATGTAATTATATTTCCTTCAATCTCATAGTCAATAGCTGTTAAATCTAATGCTGCATCTCCTGGTTTGGCATATTTTGGAATAATAGCATCTTTGTGTAATTTTTTTATTTTAACCTTCATTCTTTCCTCCGTATAAATAAGCCTTCTGTCCTAGTTTTTCTAATTGACGAACTGAAGTACGTAATTCAGAAATATTTCCATTATTATATAAAATAAAATCGTATTCTGAATCTTCTCCTAAATTATTTTCACTAATATGACCATCATTACTATCGTCAACCATTTCTCTTTTAATTCTACAAATTATTCCTTTAAGATTTTTAATAAACTTTCTTTCGTGACTAAATCTCATATCAGCAATTACCACAGGTGTTTCAATTTTATCAATTGTGTTTTTTAATAAATTAATCCAGAAGTCATTCCCATACATTTCTTTTCTAACAATATCTGTTCCAATTGTTTGCATTATTGTTCTTGGTGATTCGAAACTAAGTTCAATTGTTTTAGAATCTTCTGGTATTTCAAACTTTAAATTAAAATATTCATTTATGTTTTCACATAACTCATATTTATTTAGAATAACCTTTTTACTAAAAGCTACATCTTTTAAATTTTCATCATAAAAGTTTTTTAATGGTATTTTAGTAACTGCTGCACACATTTTTTTTAAATCATCTCCAAAACTGAGTTTAGTATACCCAAATTCAGACACTAAAATATCAGCCGATGTATCTTTTCCTGAACGTTTTTTTCCTCCTAGCCCTAAAACAAATCCCATATTCCTCCTATCGTGCGGTTTTCTTTCTTAGACTTTTACGTTTCTCTAAACTCAGTAGGTTCTTTGAATCCCTAGATTCGTGACCACAATCGATACAACGATATCTTTGGAACTTTCCTGTGTTAGAATAATGATATCCTGCTTTTTTAAATCTAGTTCCACCGCATGAACTACATGAGTTATCTGTATCATCGTGGTAAACATTAAAGTCGATACTATTATCCCAAGGAATTAACTTATAATATACTGATTCTAACGTTAAAACGTCATTTTTATTATAACGCTCCATTTCATTCCAAGCTTCTTGATTACCTTTCAAACACTCCATCCATAATTCATGTCCTGGATATTTTTTATGTTTTAACTTCTTATACTTAGCTCCTAAAAAGTCTGCTAAATATTCTAATTTATTAGACGTAAATCCGAAATGTTTTTTTGCTATACGTTTCGTATCTATCTGTCTAAAGCTACTAGGTGGCTGAAATCCATTATAAATAATTCGAGCATTTAATCGTTTAGTGTCAAAAGCAATACTGTTATGACCGATAACAATATCTGCTTCATTCATTAATTTCCAAATGTTTTTTAACAAGGTTTTATCGTTATGTACGTCCTTGTTCTTCCTATTATCTTCATATAAGATTTCATCTGAATGTAACCATTTAGCACTCCAACTAAGAATACTCCAATCCTTAACTACTTGATTCAAACCGACGTTATTGTCCCACAATCCCCAAACGTGAGCAATAATAGGAGCTGTTTCAATATCTAGTAATAGTACTTTGGGTTTTTTCTTTTCGGTTACAATGGAATCGCTGTAACGATAGAATGCTTTTTTTATAGCATTTGGTGTTTTCTCTAAACCAAATTCATCGTTTAAAAGTAACGATATCTCTTGACAGGAATGATTTTGGTATAGTTCTTTGAGTCGATTAATTGACTCTTGTGACCAATCATTCTTTGATCTAGATTTTAATTTAATGTTTTTCATTCTTCGCTCTCTTTTTCAACTAAATCAGATATTCTATCTAACTCGTCTCTAATTTGTTTAATTCTATTAGAATATTCCGATCTAATATAATTTAATTCGTTTGCTATATGTTTTAATCTTGAATCTGTTGTACTTCCATCATTTAATACCGACATACATAGTTGCATATTTTTTAAATTAATTTCAATATTCTTAAGTGTCTTTAAGAGTGCTTTCCTTCTTTTTCTCATTGAAAAACTATGAACTGTCATCGTAACTCCTAATTTCTACTATACCACATTTTTAATAAAAAGTCAAGCAACATTTATAATTTCGTTAATAATTTTTAAATTTTTTTTCAAAGAATAATTAGGAAAGTGTGTTTTAATATCAAAAATAGTATCAAACACAGATATAGTGTCGTATATGTTTTTATATAATCTAGGTTTATTATATTCTCCATCAAAGTTTTCAACTAATCCAAGACTGTTATCTGGTTTATAATACACGAAAAACCTGTCACCTTCAGTGTAGTCTGAACCCTCTAATGCATCTAATACTTTAGTTTCGTTTGTTCGACTTGATTCCATCATCGTAGATGATAGTGTCTTTCTTGCTGCCCATCTTTTAATATCTTTAACGTTGGACGCTTCTTTTATGTATTCGATATATAGTTGTTTTATTTCTTCGAATGATTTACCATATAGAGTATTTTTTATTATGTATTTAATCATTTCTTTTAGAGCAAGACATTTGGTAGATGCTTTTAGTGCCGACCCCTTTACTGTTATCTTATCTCCTTCCCTATAAGCATAGTTTTTAGCCTTTACAACCATAATTGAATCATACATTGAATCTAATTCAAATTTAATTTCAATAGGCAATAGTCCGTTTATTTCATTTAATAATTGTTTAACTTCATCATTATTAAATGCTTCTCCATTTTTCCATATAGTAATGGAATCTGTATCAACTTTTGGGACAGTAAATCCTTTAGAAAGAGCCCAATCTATAGAATACTGAAGTGTCTCTCTTCCTCTTCTAGTAACTTCTGCTGCTCCTGCTGGATAATTAAAGTTAAGCCCTGCTGCCCCCATGAACCCATACAATGAGTTAATTAATATCTTCTGACTAGTGTCTAGGTGCTTATATAAACTATCTCCAGTCTCTTTTGCTAGTTTTTTATTCTTTAGACGCTCTGCTCTTAAATATTCTAATAATCCTAACATATGACAATTAGGGTCTTTTTCTGGGCTATATATTTTATACTGAAGCATAACTGATGGATATAGCGATGCGATATCGAAAGATACAGCATTTGCGTATATCCCAGGTGTTCCGTATGAGATGGCACCTTCATAATCAACTGGTCCATCCTCTTTAGGAATACTATGTCTATTTTGTAAGTAACTTCTGACCATTAGAGCATTTAACTGACTACCACTAGCACTTTCTACTATTTGTTGAAATGTTTTAGGAATCATTTGAGTCATATAGAAAAAAGGAGCAGACATTAAGTCATATAGAGTCAATGAATCATCACTATCATCCTCACAATATACTTTTATCTTTTCCCATTCTTCAGGAATTAAATAATTGTTACGTATCTGACTAGCATCATAATGAACTCTTTTTTCTTTCTCAAGTCCTTCTGTTTTTATAATAGACTTAAGACCATAAGATTCGTATTTTTTAGTGGCGGTGTCGTATCTGTAGGCTAAGAACATGGTATCGATTAAATCTCTTCCATATACTTTGCAACGATTATAATGTAAATCTCTACTACCATCTACTCTAAATTTAGATTCTCTTTTAGCTCGAATTAAAGGAGAAGAATCTCTTCCTAGTTTTAATTCATATCCGTATCTATCTGCGCAATGAATCATATACGGTAAATCGTATCCAAAAATATTATGTCCGATGATAAGACAAGGATCGATTTCTCTAACCCATTGACACCAATCGTCGATCATTTCACCGCAGTTAGAATAATTTTCGTAAGAGAATAGTTTCTTAATTATAATACCGTTTTTACGAAATGTGTTTGATATTAATAATACTTTAGAATCATTATTATGTTCTAATCCAGTACCCTCGATATCGAATGATAACATTGGTATTTCAGTATTCTTTAGTCCTTTATAATAAGTAAATCCGTCCTTTAACATGAAGGCTTCTTGTGGATTGTAGACGCTATAAATGTCTTCGTTTCTGTATTTTATTCTAGCTTCTTCTAGCTCTGATCTAGTTTCGTATTGAATTCCGTATTTGTAGTGGAGATTACCATTTAAACGGACTGCTGTGTTTGTTAATTTTCTATCGGAAAGTATCCAAAAACGGTTCGATACATACTGTAAATGAGTTTTAAACTGCTCGTCTACAGTATATATCGCCGCTTTGTTATCTTCAATTTCTATTGAAACAATTCGTTGTGTTGAATTCTTGCCGTAAATTAAAGATTCTGACATTATCTACTCTTTTGTAGATTGTTTTTCTAACTCTTCTAATGCTAGTTCAAACCATGATTGTTCGTCTTGTTCTGATCTAACGATGATTGTAAATGGCGGCATTGGTGATTTGTTGTCTTTCATAAGGTCCTCCTAATATCGTACTATACCACATTTTAAGAAGTTTGTCAAGTACTATTTTTAGTCATTTATTTTTATAGAACCGTTTTGTAAAAATGTAACCATAGAACATTTATCTATTCTAGAATTATCTCTCTTTCTAAAGAAATAATCGAATTTGTACGGATTATAAGATGCGTCTATTGTACATAAGTCAAGACTACAAAATTCATTTAATTCTCCTTTAATGTAAGCGTGTACATTTTTTCTTTTCTCTCTTAATACTTTTTTTCTTCCAGCTGGTTGAACTCTAAAAACACAGTTTAATAAAACTAAAGAATCTAAATGTTTTATTATTCTACCTTTGTGTCTAATAGACCACTTGTTTTTATGTAAATTTCTATATACTTCTACAGTTATTCCCATCCTGAATCTCCACCGTTTTTACTTTCTTTTTTCAATTTAAGCAATTCTTTTAGTTCTTGTTTTTCAATGTCTTCAAGTTCATAAATTTCGCCAGTTTTACCTTTCCATCCAAATTCCAATCTATCTAATTCACCCAAATCGTTTTTTAATATATTCATAATCATATACTTATCTAACTCTTTTGTAGATGGAGTGTAGAATGGTCTAGATAAACCAACAATACCTCTGAATGATTGATACAAGAAAGAGCTACCTTTAATTGACGTATAACTAGTTAATTCAGTGTCTGGTCCACTTCCTAAACTAAACTTATTTGGCTGACACAGAGTTATCGATGCTATGTCTAAATCGTTTACCATATCTTGGATTTCGTTTGCAATCTTCTTAGAGGCAGCAGTATCGTCGGCTACGTCAGTATTTACTCGTTCAAAGTAATCTAACATAACAAATCTTACCTTTTCTCCTGTCGTTTGTTCTACTTCTTGAACATAATTTCTAATACTATTAATTGTCGCTGAACTTCTATCATAAAACCAAACGTTTCCATATTTCTCTTTAATCTTAACCATTAATTCTTTTTGTTTAGGTCCACCTGTTTTAAAGATATGATATACTTCCTCTCTAGGAAGCCCTGTAACCTTATATAGAAGCTTTTCAAATAACCTATTACGGTGCATATCTAACGAGGCAAAAACGCTTATAATGCCTTGTTTTGAAGTATTCTCAAGGATATTTAGTGCTAGTGCAGTTTTTCCCGCACCTGGAGCTGCCACGATACCAACGTTCGAACCTACAGTTATAGGCATTGTTGCGTCTAAGCTTTTTATTCCTGTTTTAATTGTATTCTTTTCTATGTTCTGAACAAAGTTAATGAACTGACCTTCGATTTCTGAAATCTTCATTGGTTCAACATCGATGTCTGTTTTGTTCTTAACTCCCATACTACTAGCGTATTGAGCTAACCAGTTAGTAGGGTCTTTGGTTGTGAACTGTCCACCTTTCCAATGTTCCGAAAATACTTGTCCAATAATTAAATCGATCTCGTTATCAGGGAATTGTTCTTCTCCTGTTCTTTTGGATTGAATTTCAGCAACACCGTTTAATAAATTCTTAACGTGTTCTTCGGCATATCCTACGTTTCGATATGTAGCAGCAAGACATAACATAGCGTGATTTCGTTGACCACTTTTAAAGAAACCATTGGCTAATAACCATCTAGCTTCATCTAAATACTTTGGTTTAACTTTCATGTCCAACGTTGTATGATCAAATGAGTATTCTACTTCAACCTTGGTTTTTGTTTCTGGAATCTGAATGTTTTTTAAAGACTCAGGTAATGACACTTTAGTACTGCTTTGTGTTAAAGGTCTTGGATTTTTAGCTAGCTCAATAATGTCTGTTAAAGACATTTCGTCTAACTCATATAATTCTAATGGGATTTTATATAGTCCTGATTTCTGATGTTTAGTGTTAGGTAATCTGATAATTCTATTAGGATCGTTCACTACTTTATCGAATGTTTTAAGATCGCCAGCAACATCAAATACTATAGCTTTAAACATTGAAGGAGTTATACTATCGTTTAACTGAACTTCTAGAGAAAAACCTTTGTTTCCAGTAAAGTGTGAACTAATTGCTGTTTCAGGTATTCCACGTTCAATTAATCTATGTGCAGTCGTAACTGCGTCTTTTCTGGCAAATTCAATATTATCTTTACTGTCGAAGTCGAAATATAGTATATTGGTTTCAGTATCTTCTATTCCAGATACAGTGCCTGTCGTTGTTACTATTTTTTTATGGTTTTGATTGTATAAGAATAAACTTCTGTACCAATCTTTAGATTTATCTTTAATGAGGTTTTGATATTCATTAGCAGATACTAAGTTAGCTTTACTGGACAACCCTTCACGAAGGTTAATAAACTTCATTTCATCCTCCAAATTATTCATAATATCCTCCTTTTAGATACCCTTCCGTGGCATTGCACCAGGGAAGGGATTTATTAATACTAGCAGTTGGAGGGAGCCACTAGTCTTTTGTAGTTTGGATAATTTCAAATCTAACGAAATCAGGAATCTCGTTAGCATATTCAAGTTGTTTCTTTGCATAATCTTCTGTAATTTTACCATCTTTTAAGGCTTTGTTAATTCCGTCAATCTTAGATTTTTTACTTTCTAAGTTTAGAAATACCTTTTTACCTTCTGGGACTACAATGCTTCTAAATAACTCAATGTAATCTGATTCACCAGGGTTTTTTGATTTCTTAATTGCTCCGACTTTTTTTCTAGACATTTTTTTCTCCTTCATTAATAATTTCTAAATCTTTCTTTTCTTGTTCAGTGAGTTCCACGTTAGGGTCTGCTGCTTTTTGTAGTAAATCTCGTGCATTATTTAATGTTTCTAACATCATTAAGAACTTACATTCTAAAGCATAGTTTCCAATTTCCAATAGAACCTTTTCTGTTTTATTTAACTTATAAGAAGCATCATTTAAGTCTTTATCTACTAAAGCTTTTAATAAACGTTTTGCTCCTCTTGAAGATAAATAGTCTACACCTTGTCTGAACTTAGTAGAATATAATCCATACCCTAAACTTGCTGTAGCTAGTGGATCGTTTGCTCGTTTTTCTGCTTCAGCTAAAAGTCTTTCTTCTTCAGCTTTAACGTCTAATTCTTTTAATTGTTCTTCTTCTGTCAATTGTTTATTTTCTTCTGACATAATTATCCTTTATTGCCAACCGTCGTCTTGTTGTGGCTCTGTTTGTTTTGTTTCAGTAGCTTTGTTTGGTCTGCTAAATCCAGATGATTTAGACGAAGAAGCTTTAGGTGTTTCTTGTTTTGTTTCAGTAGAAGATTCTTTAACGTCAGTTACAGGAGAGTCTACGATTCTAGAACCTTCGTCTAGGTCAGCTAGAGCGAATTGGGTTCCGTAACCGATGAGAGCCATACATCTACCAATACTTCCTGTTTCTGCTTTTTCAGTGTGATCAGAAAAGTCTTTCTTTGTTTCACGTTTAGTTGCAGAAACGCTTTTAATCATCTGTCCCTGCTCATTAAAAATAGTTACAGTACTTTGTGCAACGGTCTGATCATCATCAATATGTAAAAATTTTGTTTCAATTTGAAAGTTACTAACTTCTTCATTAAACCATTGTAATCTGTGTGCAACTAAAAGATACTGTTTACCTTTTAAATTAACTAACGGTAGATCAGTTCCTTTAGGTGTCTTAAGTGTTTTACTCATTATATCTCCTTAGTTAAATAATCCTTCTTTGATTACTGACATTTTAAATCTTTCAACTGCTACTGTTTTTTCAACGTCTTCTCCTAGAACTTCTGGAACCCCAGCTAATCCTAGTTCTACATTGTATGGTACTTTAATAGTTTTAAAAACACCATTATGTTTAACTAAACCAATAGCAGCGTTATTAAATTCTGTTAATTCGTTTTGTTCTTCGTTTGAAGATTCTACTTCATTTTGTTTTTTAGACTTTGACATTTGTGTCCTTTTGTTAAAATTACTATATCACACTTTTTAAATTTTGTCAACAACTTTATAATAAAAAATAAGCAATTAAAAACACCCAACCACCAATAACATAAGGTCTGGATTCTTTAATCCGTTCTTCAGACTTAGGGAAAATTCCACCTTGTTTATATATAGCAATAATAAACATTACTAAAGCAGCTGTATTCAATACCATTTTATAATCCATTTAGTATTCTCCTTAATTTCCTACGACATTTATAATAGAATGCCATTAATTTATTACCTTCAATCGTGTGTAATAGTTCTTCAATTAAATGCATATTATTGATAATGGGTTCATCTAAAAATTTAATATATTCAATATCGTTTACTATTTTATTCTGATAAAGAAGATTTGCTATCTCTAATTTTCCCGCAGTACTTACGTACATATTAGTCCTTTTTTATCACTTGACTGTAATCATCTTTATGACATATCTCGTAGAAAGCACATTTACCGTAAGGTTTGATACAAGCACTTAAGTTTCTAGGAAATATTTCAGTTTTAATTGCAGCATTAACCATATTCATATTTTCAATAACAATTTGTTCTAATTTCTCTGGTATTTCGTTTATTAAAATCTGAGTGAATATACTTGGATTTAAAATTTCTTTCCATTCACCATCACATCTTATTCCTTCGATAATATTATTACATGTTTTATGTCTACCACCTGTACCATCGAATCCACATTTAGTACATGTTTTAGTTTTATTCTTACGAATATGTTTATGTAAAACAAAAAATCCTGCTAATCTTGTGTTTTCAAAATCAGGACTAAGACCGTGAACATATAAACTTAATTGAGGACTTGTCATTACTGCATTATCTTCATACATTCTACTAGAAGTTTTAAAGTCTAAAATAATAGGCTTATCATATCCTTTCCATTTAACTACGGCATCTGCATATCCTATAATACTATCACCTTCTGAATTAGTTAGTTCAACTTTAACTTGCGTTCCTAGTACTTTTTCTACGTTTTTATTAATGATCTTACTCGCTTCCTGAATCATTAATGTACCCTTAACCAACATGACATGCCAGTTAATAAAATTAAGTTCTTTTTTCTTTGAGTTAGGTAATCCATCATAACTTAATTTATCTTTTAATTCATATAAAGCGTCAACTTGTTCTTTAGTCGGTAGATCATCTCCTAGCTGACAAAACTGTTCAAGTATTTCATAATCAAAGTCAGAGTTAGCATACACTACATTCGTAGCTTCTTTTAACTGTGTTTTAACTCCATTCAAATCTTGTTCTGTCCACATGTTTTTAAATATTTTAATAGAAGCCGATTCATCTCTAGTTATTATAAGATGTTCTAGTGCTTTATCTAGGGCAGTACCGAATAACAATGCTGACGAATGTAAGTTCCCACGGAATCCTTTTTTATAATGAAGTTCCCATGCTTTAGAACAGTCAGTGTATTTAGTTACTGAAGAGTGTGATAATTTATTCAATGATTAACTCCTGTTTTAGTTATTGTGACTATTACACCAACTAAAAATCCCATTAAAAATGTTATTCCAAATTGAAATATTTTTTCTAACATGCTTCCTGCTTTTTTTGAAAAAACTGTTCTAAGGTTAGAGAAGCTTTGCTGAAATTACATGATCTGCAACATACTGCAAGATTATCTATTCTATTAGAACCTCCCTTAGATAGGGGTAGTTTATGATCGATTGTTACATAATTAGGTAATTGTGGATTGTCGAATTGCATATCGTTTTCACAATATTCACATTTATATTTATTATGTTTTAATAAGTTACGTTTAATTAGATTACGTCTATTTCTTTGATATTGACTTCCGTTTTTACATGCCATTATTTCCTCCCAATGACATGTTTACTATATCATACTTTTGTTATTTTGTCAAGCATTTTAATTGCTTCTCCTAAACCTAGAATGATAACAACGTCTGTTTCATCTAATTGAATAGCGACAGTGACGGGATTTGAACACATTGTTGCTGCTTTTATTGGTGAGTAACTGAGTATATTGCCATCTATATCTTTTACTGGATAAGGACACCCTACTAATCTTTGACAAATATTCATTTTAGCTTCCTTTTGGATAGATTTTAATATACTCATGTTATTTATAATTGTTTCTTTTGATATTTGATTAACTCCAAATCCTGAATTTGTATAAATCTTTTTACTTTTTTCTGGGAGTTCACTCATTCATTATCCTTTTTTATTAGATTCATAATTTAAAAACTCCATTAATAAGATTCCCTAAAAAATAACAAAACAATATAAATAACAAACCAGGAACTATTACTTCAATGTAGTCTTTAAAAAAAATGTACACGCTTGTAATTCCAAGAACAATAACAAAAATTAAAAAACTAAATGCAAATCCAATAAAAATATTATGAAGTATCTCCAACATTCTATTCTCCTTTTAGTTCGCTTAATTTTTGATTTATCTCATTGAGTTCATTTTGTAATTCAAGAGACGTGCTTCCACTTAAGTACATCAACTTAACTCTGTCCATTGGATAATCCACACAGCTTGTCATATCTAAAGCTGACCCGATTTCGTGAGCTTTTCTGTCATAGCATCTTCCGTAGTAGTTCATTAATTTATCTGCGATTTCACCTTTACGCTCAAGGAGTGAGATTTTATTAAGCAGTACTGCCACATCATCTCTGTGCCACCATTTACTATCTACTGTAATCTTACCGCTCATTCACTCACCTCTATTTCTGTTGAGAATTTTTCCGTTTTGATAAATTTCCATTTATTACCGATTACGTCGCCCATCGAATTTATAAAAACTTGGTCATAATCATCTATGTAAAATGAAACATTAAACTCAATTTTCTTGGTTTTAACTGGAATAGCTTTTTGATAGCTCCCTAGTGGATCAGAAAAATGCAATGAACACTTATTTAGGCAAAAATACTGACCGTCTTCGTTGGCAGTAAATATAGAACCAGCAATCTTAATTGGTTTTCTGTCTGCCGCCCACTGGTGTAGCTCTGAGTAATCTTTAAATGGTTCAAATTTGTATTTCATCTGTAATCCTCTGTTTTGTAATAAGCTTTAAATTTTTTAATTAAATCTGGATATAAATATGTTTCTTCTTTTGTATATTCATGCCAACCCCAAGACATTTCAACCCATAGTGAATCAGTGGATTCTCTGTACCACTTAAATCCAGACAAAAACATGTTTAGTATTTCTTTAAACATTATTATTCCTAATCATCACCATCAAATAGATTATCATACTCTTCTTCACTCATATTGTCAAATATGGATTGATTATTTAATTTAGTTTCTAAAAAAGAAGGATTATCTTTATACCTGTTTATAAGCTCTTGTTTTGAGCAATATAAATCTGAGTCTATCAAAGAAACGTCAGTAGGGATAAGTTTAGATACTACATTTAATTGACTCTCGGTACTGCATCCTATTGTACAAGTGAGAGAAGTCTTACTATCCGTTAAATTGTGGTTTGGAATTTCTGTAGAAGTTGTGCAATATACCATACTTTTATCAAAATGAGGAATTTCTACTCCACCTGTTCCATCTTGTATTTTCAAACTGGGAGTTACCTTAGTCATTACCAAAGCTATATGATCCTTTATGATCTTTACCTGTTGTTCGTTTAATGTAGTAGCTCCACTTAGTTCTAGGAATCCTTGTAACCAGTAAATAAAGTCTCTTTCATTCATGTTATTTCCCTTGTTATTTACAATTATCTTCTGCTTCTTGTTTAGTTTCGTAATATGTCTGACTCAAGTGTTTAATTCCATAGTTTTCACCAGAATAATATTTGAGACATACCCAAGCTCCTTCTTTAGGATATACCCAATAATGCCATGAGTACCGATTTGCACATGAGGTTACTATTAAAGGTAATATTATAAAAATTATATTCATTATAAGCCTCTTCTTTGTTTGTAAAAATTTATTGCATTTAATTCTTTTTCATCAAATTGAAATAAATGAAATTCACTTTTGGAAGTTTCATCAATTTGCATACTACAAATAGGTACATAATTCCCAGTTTTTTCATCATGCCAAGCAGTAGCATTAACATATTTCATTTTCATTTCATTACCAATTGCAACGCACTTATTTGAAAATTCAGTCATGTCAATTGCCCTAGGAACTTTTTCAGAACAACCAATTAATAATAACAATACTAAAAATTTTACCATATACTACCTTTTACCAACTAACATCCATATTACTATCTACAGTAAAATGACAATTACTTCCATCTGTAGTCATGTAATTTCCTTGAGGTAGGACTGATAGATACCTATTTCCACCTACTTCAAAATATGCTACAAGTTTGTTACTGTTTGTCCTAATCAATACTTCATCGTATCCGACAGAATCTCCACAAGGATCAACTAACTCTGCTACAGATTCTTCTGTCTTTTCTTCTACTAATTCAGTTAACTCCACTATATCATTGTTTACGGAATTTTGTAAGCTATTTATAATAGATAATATGTTATTATACATACTATCATTCGAATCTCCTATAACATCCAGCTCGTTATATAGTGAGTTTATTTCGTTTATATTATCTTGTATACTGAGTTCAAGAGCGTCGATTCTAACGTTGATCTTATCTATCTCTTCGTCTTGGTCTGAGTTTTTTCTATCTAAATGTTTAACGTCTTGATCGTAATTAGCACCAATTAAATCTCTAGTATATTGCTTTAAACCTTCGTTTCTACCACATGATACTAATAAAATAAACATTAAAAACTTCATAACGTGTCCTTATTCAAATTTATTCTTAACGCAACTAGCTTTAACTCTAGTGTTTGCTGTTTCCATATTTATTAACTCTTCTAATGCTTTTCTACAAGAATACATATCTTCAAACTGAATTGAGTTAGTTGTCACAGACACTACATTGGATAATGTCATTACATAATAAATTAATATTGCTTTCATTTTAATCTCCTATACGCTTTTTTAATTATCGTTGGTAGCTTCTTATTGTTCTTTCTTAAAGCTCGATTATAAAATTTAATCATTTGTTTAGCTTCTTTCTTTGTCATAGATTAAACCCTCTTACAAATGTTAAGTATATAACCCTAGCAAAAAAAATAGCAAGAAGTAGTGCAAGTGAAATAAAAACTAAATATTGTATTAAATTTAATATTTTTTCTAACACTTCCATTTACTCTCCTTAATGAAAGTCAGTATTATCTTTATCCAAATAAGCCTCAGAAATCCATTTTAATGACTTTCTAGAGTTAGGACAAGATGGGTTATTATAATCTACTACAGATTTAATCACAATACCTTCTCGTATCTTTTGTGACGGACAATATACTGAATCACCTTTAGTAAGTTCGTACGCTTGTTCTTTATTAAAAGGTCCAGAGTATAAAGTAGGAACGATATCAAATCCTCGTTCTTTAGCGTACTCTTGTACCTCTAGTGGGTTTAACCATCTAGTAGAACCGTCTTCATTTAAAATCTTTACATCAAATAATACGAAGTGATGTTCGTTTTTAAATCCGTAATCATAGTTCTTTTGAATGCCATGACCTATTAACTCTCCAAATATAGTTTCGTTTGGTTTAATCTTTTCATTAGCTTTTACTTTTTTAAAAACAGCACCGTAAACATCTTCTCCATAGAATCCAGTATATCCAACTCTGTTGGTTAATTCAACGTTATTAGAACCATAACAAAATTCGTATTTAGGTAATAGTCCTAGTGTATTCTTAATCGATCTTAAAAACATATTAAGACATGACAACAGAATACTTTTTCTTTCATTAGGTCTAGTTTTTAATAGTTTTAAAGCTGATAGTATTTCCTTAATAGAAGGAACTACAGTAGGTAAGTAAGAACAACGTGCGTTACTACCATGTAACTTCTCTTGTATTACTACAATCTCACCTTCTTCGAATAAGTTAGGGAACCATTTAATGTTCTCAAGTCCGTTGAACTTATGGAACAATGGATTCTCTAGTGGTTTATTTCTAGAAGTCTTTACTGAAACAGAAAACGATGGAGCAGGAGGTTCATACTTAACTATTCCTAGTTTCTCTGAAACGTCGTCTTCTTCGTTAATGTTTGATATATTAATTAAGTCTTTAACTTCGTCTAAGTTAATTAACATTCCCTGAGAAGGGAAGTTTCTGATTCGTATTTGTTTAACTCTGGACTTATGTAGTTTGATTTTACTTCCTTCTGGGAAGAGTTTAGACTCTAGTGAAGGAGGTAGAACTGAATCAATAGGAACGTATAATACTGAGTCTCCTACTTTATACTTGTCTTTCTGAATAACTACTTGGAAACCATAAACTGTCGCTACCTCTAGTTTCTCCGCATTAAAGTGAGGAGTGATGTTAATGATTTTAGTTAAAGGTACTTTAAATAGTGACATATCCCTCCAGATATAAAAGAGTCAGGTAGCTAATCAGATACTGTCCGAAATGACTTTACTAGCATTTTGGTTCGAATCCATAACTAACAGTCGTGACCTGAACTCTAATTGACTATATCACGTTTTAACGATTTTGTCAAGCATTATTTTTATCTAGTAAGTGTTATATTAAAAATTTATGCTAATTGCATGTGAAGTTATTCCAAGCGATATAATATTTTCTAGTTTAAGCTCATAATTTTCATTTTTATATAATGACATTTTAAAATTAGCCCCTAACACTGGTGTTATACCATAAACAGATGGAGGCATAATGTCCAATTCTTTAAATTCTTTAAAATTTGTATTATATCCACCAAACACAAAATCAACATCGTCAGTAATTTTGGTAGATGTTACGGCACCAGTTATTTCACCGCACGCTGAGTCTCTACCTTTTAAAATTCCTGCTTTAAATTCTTCATCGCCGACCATACCTATAACGTATTCGTTGTGAATAGTTCCGTAATTATTGACAGTATTACAATAAGGCAAGCTGGGTGCAAGATAATGATTAGTTATACCGCCATAAATTATAGTTATCATACTTTAATATAAACTACTATTTCGTTTTCACCAATAACTTCATTTATAATCTTTTCAATAATATTCCAATCTCCACCACCTAACCCTGCTCCGATCTTAGGAATAGCTACTGTCTTACCACGATCTAAATATTTCTCTTTAAGTTTAATAAAGCAATCTTGTATTGCTTCATAGTCAACATACTGTTTTCCATCATACCCATAATTCTCTTGTGTGAAACAGTTTACTATTGTACGGTTTGGTGCTACTTTAATCGGTTGTATCATTCCTAATAATATTCCTTCTCCAAATCCCATTGACTTATAGTGTTCACATAATCCGTGATAACTACCTTTCACGATTGGATATCTTTCAGTTATTGTTTTAGCTAATCCTGAGCCAAACTTACTCTGACAGTTTACTCCATGAGCTATAATCTCACAGTCTGTATTAAATAGATCACCTTGTACGTATTTCAACATAATCATAACCTCCAAAACTATTTTCTACTTGTTTTAATTGAAATCCAAACCTAGTTAATATTTCTGCTAGTGGTTGAGATGGATTGTATATCCTTCCATTCTGGATACTAGCATATAATAGCTCTAGTACTTCTTCCTTTGTAATTTGTTCTGTTTTCATTAAAAATCTCCATAATTGACTTGCAGTGTTCTTATATTTTTATTTCTAAGCATCTTTACTACTTGATCTCTGTCATCTAGTGCGAACTTAATATTGTATTTAGGTAAGATTTCATAATCTAGCAGTATACTCTTCACTAAATCGTCTCTTCTAAAATCTCCTCTGCTTCTCATTACTAATTCATCAAAGGGTATGTTATTATTTTGTAACCAAGTAGTTGTTAATGTTCTATAATCATCTGGTCTTCCAGAACAAAGTACTATTTTAGTTCCTTTTTCTTTATAAGTTCTCAGTATATCAACGATATCCTCATAAACCAAGTCATTTATCATATCGTCAAAGAATCCTTTCCAGTTTTTCTTACCTTCACCGTGTACATGATGTAATCTTTGATCTATATTAGCGATTGTACCGTCGATATCACAGTATATTGCATCTGGTTTGACTTTTTCGCTGTATTTCTCCGTTAAAACGTTGTCTGCTTCGTCCTCAGTAATGTATTCATACTTACTGAAGAACGTGTTTAAAGCGTTTATGGCGTGTTTAGACGATGTTATCGTAGGATGGTTTAACCTACATTTCATTCTACTGAAACAAACGCTTAAAGGAACAATAATGTTGTGAATACTTGTAGTATAACCTAGTTCTTTTGCTGGCTTTAGGTATCGTTCACGTTGTTGTTTACTAAAATTCATTCGGTCTACTACAATATCGTCTTGTCGTTCTAAAGCTTCTTTAAATAATTTTAAATGACCTTCCTTGCCTTGATCGTCTTGCGATATTCTAGTATATCCTATGTAACTTTTACTAAGAGATGACTTACCTGATCCAGGAGGTCCAACTAATAACACTATGTTTTTCATTCCTTGTCCTCCCATTCTATTAGAAAACAAGTCTTTTCTTTTGCTGTTTTTATAATTTTTTTAAGTGATGTAAATTGTATCTTATCTAAAACACTACACACTACAAATAAAACAGCTCCAACTAAACAAATAAATATAACTATCATTCCAAATTGAGAATGGGTTTTATAATATGAATCTTCTGGGTAAGAGATAAATAACGTACCTATTGCTAAAAAAACACAAATTAATGAAAATAATGTATGAAGTGAAATAACAAACGTCATAACAGTTAATATTATTAATTGACATGTATTATTCGGTTCACATTGTGTCCAAAATTTTATAAACTTATATAACAAACCTTTTTTTAATCTCATTTTCGTCCTTCTATGTGTTTTACAATAACATCAATTATATCATCCGTTAGAATCATTAGGAAAAATAGAAACGAAACTATGTTCATCAAAGGATAGAAAGAATATTTATATAATTCAGTCTGATTAAAGTAATTTGCAGCTAATAACGTTCCTAGCATTGGAAATACGTATATAAGAATAAAGAAGTTTACAATCATCGTTTGCCCTTATACTTAGGTTTAGATTTACGTTTAGCACGTCTTCTGTTTTCACCGTCGTGCATAGGACAAAAAGAACACTTACCAGTCTCGTTACAAATTTTATTTCGACGAAGTTTTTTGTATTCTTGTGAATTATTCGTTTCGTCAATTCTTTTCATACTTCGCCTTCAATTTCTCTAATAAAGCACGTTCTTTCTTTTCTTTTTCAGAAGAACGTTTTAATTTATCTTTTAGAACTTTTGTTTCAAGTTTAATTCGTTTATTGTACTCTGAATCAGTCTCATCTCTATGATATGCAATATATAATTCATCATACTCAAATCCTATATACAAATTATTAGATGTTTCATTTAATTCATAAATAGCATCTATTTCTTCTTTTAATTGATCTAAACTGATAGCACTAGAGTTAAGATACATAAATTCGTGTATTTTCTTTTTACTCATAATATCTCTTTAGTTAGCATAAATTAAAGAAAATAAATTTTGAACTTCATCTTTTCCTAGAGTTTTATTAAGTACTTCTCTACAAATTAAAAAATCCTCTGATAACATGAAAGCATCTTCTCCTTTATGTAATTTTAAAAAAGCAGTGCAGTAGTCTAGTGCGTCAGTAACAGATGCCTCTCCTTTTAAAGGAGGTTTTGTGTCTCTTTGAACTTCTACTGAAATTTTCATGTTATTCCTTTTGTTAAAAAAAAAGCGATAGCTCGCCACCCTAACAACTTGTACCATAGTGTGTTACTCTATCGCACTCTTTCAACGTTACTACCGTTTAACAGATGATACGTTCTGTAGTGAGGTGAACTTTACTCTAAGCTATAACTTTGTGTAGGTAATTAAACGAAAGTATCTTCCGCCCCTTCCAACCCATAATTCGCTTAGACCAACGTTTCATAAACTACCGTAGTTCACTGCTGGGGAATTACTTTGCCTTCTAGTCAAGCTCATTTAAAGACGAAGTGTTTATCATGCTCCACCTTGACTTGGACTCACTGAGGTTACTATATCATATTTTAAGAAATTTGTCAAGGGATTTTTTTGTAATGTCGTAGATCGGAGGATCATACTTTGCACGAGAATAGTATCTTAGTGCAGAAATAACTCCGTTGTCTCCTTCTTCAAAATAATCCTTGAAAGAACGATGGAAAAGAAAATAGAAACTAAACCCAAGTTTACTAAAAAGGGTTTCTTTGGTTAGCTTTGTTTGAATTAAAGCTGAAACCTGATGAAATACTGTTGAAGTTTGAAAATATTTAGTATGAGATTTTAAAACATGAACTATTAAATGTAGAAGCCAGAAAAAATCCAACAAATATAGAAACAGAACTAAACTCTTCTTCTGAAATAACGCACGATATATAATAGACCATGTACTTAATCCACAAAAGTCTGGTAAAAACTTACGTTTACCTTTAGTAGTGTGGGTGTTTTGAAAAAAGCTACCACGTTTTAGTATATCTAGTGCGATTTTCTTAACTCTATTCGTTTCACCCATAAACCCAGCTAGGATTATGTAACCTATACTGTTATCTCTAGACACAGTTCTAGGGTCTGTCCACAGTCTACCCTCTTCTGAGTCTTGTATTGAGTGATAACGACGTATTTTACCGTTAGTAAAGAAGCGATATAGAGCTAGAATTGCTGTTGTCGTACATTTATTACCGTTCACCCATTCATTGTCTTCAGAAGCTAGTTTTTGGTACAAAGCGTTTGTTGTTAGAAAGTTAGAATCTACAGCATTAAAATGATCTGGTGTCTTTTGTACAAGAAATGTGTAATCATCTATGAATCTTTCTAACTTTTTCATTTATTCTCCTATTATAAACCACATACTCCACCAACACACTCTGTCATATTTTCTTCAAATATAACTCCTTCATTAGCTAGTGCTTCTTCTAGAGAAACTCTAGTTAAAGGCTGACCTCCTCGGCATCCGTCTGGATAACAAGTAAATCCTCTTAGTCTCTTTGCGTATTTTAAAAGTATCTTTGCTTTTTCTTCTAACGTTGACTCGTTATTATTTTCAGTTCCCCACGATGGAATATTACATGTTGAACTTATCGCCATGTCAACATAATTCTGTACGTCTGCTTGGAACTTAACTCTTGTTTTAAAATCTAAATCATATGAATCTTGTATATCTTCAATTTTAACTCCTTGTTCTAGAAGTCTTTTAACTGATCCATCTATAACATATTGTGATAGCCATTTTCCTTCTTTGAAATATCTTCTTTTGTATGCTTTGCAAAATAAAGGTTCAATACCTGTTGTTGTTTCAGCAATAATGCCAATAGTTCCAGTTGGTGCTATTGCTCTTACTCCTTTCGGTACAGATACTCCTAATTGTTTAGCACATACAAAAGCTTCTGAATTTGATTCGTCTTCATATACTGAAAGCCATCTATGTAATTCAGGAGTTACTTCGTATTTCATTCCTCTAGACATTAACCATTCGTGTATTCCACCTAATCCCAATCCAATTCTATTATTACGATTACCAACTTCTTTAATCTGTGCATTAGGAACATCCGAATAAAGTCCCCCGCATAATAAAAATTTGGTCGCATACTTTGTGACTTTTCTAAGTTCTTTAGTATCTTTTATTCTATTGATCCAGATAGTTCCCAAATTACATTTATCGCTATCATCTTCACTAACTACTTCAGTACAAGCATTACGTAGTGTTTCGTTGTCTTTTCTAAAGTTAAATGAAAATCCGGGTTCAGCAGTACTGAATGCTTGTTTACAATTTAATAAATAAACTTCCCAAGCACGTTGGTGTAGTGGGTGTGATTCGTTTTCAATTGCAATAAAAAATTCAGTGTCGTAATTTACTGAAATATTTGTTAGTTCCATATCTAACTGGAAATTAAAATCTTTTTCTTTTTGCAATCTTAATTCTTCTGAATGATTTTTCATTAAAAGAAATTTATCTATGTCTTGATGTTTCCAATTCAATGACGCATAAATAGCAGATCTTCTCTGACCACCCTGCATAATATTTCTTCCTGCTTCATTTACCATTCTCATTAATGCTAATGGTCCAGTACTGAAACCACCAGTGCGTTTTACTAAAGCACCCTCTGGTCTAAGAGCAGAGTAATCTACTCCTATTCCACCACCAGTCATAAGAGCAGATGTTATTTTATACATTAACTCTGCCCATTCTTCCCTACTATCTCCTGCTCTAAATAAAAAACAGTTATTAACTTGGTGAAAAGGTCTTCCTGCTGAATAAAGGTATCTCCCTCCTGGAATAAATTTTCTTTCATAAATTATTTTAAATATATTTTCTTTATCTTCTGGACTTAGATACTGACCACACACTGACATTGTGACACGTCTTGCTGTCTCTTCCCATGTTTCTTGACCATTTAATGAATATTTTTGTAAGTAAACGTCTTGACTAAACTTATTTGAAAATACATCAAACTTTGACATTGTAAACCTTTTAATTGAAAAAGGGAAGTGAATTCTTCCCATTAAAGAGTTGTTTACTGATTAAACGTTAAGCTGAAATTTTTTGCTCTTTTAATGTTTTTCGTATATTAGACAAAGTATCGTTGAATAAAAAGTTACCATTAATAAAAATAGGTTTCAACAAATCTTCTTTAGTGTTAGTTAGTGTTGTATCATCTGAGTATTCTAAAATCCCTTGATCATTTTTAAACACTTTTACTTTACCCTTAGCCGAGTTCTTGGTTCCATCATCTGTTTTAGGTGCTTTAAATATAGCCTTTTCTGTTCCATTAATTGTAACAGATGTTGCCTTCATTGCAAATCCTAATGTATCTCTAGTGATGTATTGATAAGTATAAGAACCAATTCCTAGTACAACGTTAGTTGAAGCGAATCCTTTTTGTTTTAATCTTTCACAAATTTCCTTGCATCTAGTAATTGTGATTGAATCTCCGTAGATAGCTCCTACTTTTGGATTTAGTAGTTTGAATCCTTGCGGCGTTACTGATCCTCCGAATGTTTCGTAAAGTAATTCAATAACACCTTTGCTCTCAGATGAACCAGGTTTAGCTTCAGGGTCACCACAAAGAATATTTACTGGATCACCGCTATCTGGTCGGATAACTACTTTATCTAAAGAGCCTTCTCCTCCGTTACGAGCAAGGATAGATTCTTTTAATGAAGGAATAATATTTGTCATTACATTCCATAAATCCCATGTATCTGAAACAATAGATACAATTCCTGTTGGATATAAGTCTTCAATAAATCTTCTATATGTTTCTCTTTCATCTTCATATCCTCCAGCACACATACAACTGTGTTCTGAAGCGGGAACCGAGCATCCTACTAGTTCTTTAGTAACGTCTGCGCCATAATACTGTTCAGCGTATGAGATGGCTGGTAATGTGTCAGTTCCTACAAACGAAAGTAAATGACCTACTCCTGATCTAGCTGAATCTTCTGGACCACTTTGACCTCTCATAGAAAAGTCGTGTCCTTGGAATTCTACTCCTGCTGTAGAGCCTGTTGTTTGTAAAGCATAATCATCTAATATACTTCTGTATGTGTGAGCAATGCTTGCCGTTGTAGAAGGCTTCCATAGTAGGGAAGATAGAATCGTTTCAAGATAATTAGTTACCCAAAAGAATTCAGGCTTTGTGTTTTCGATAGTCATCATTGGAACACGATATGGTACTAGAGTACCTTCCTTCAGAGACTTAACTTCAATAGGTAGAAATCCCAAATCGTGTAAATCTTCAATGTGTTTTGTTTCAACGTTCGGATTAAATAAATAAGCACTTACTTGTCTTTTGTACTCAATAATTACTTCTTCTTTTGAACGATTGAAGAACTGTTTATTAAACAAATCATTAACTTCTTTTAATGCCCCTTGAATACCAAAACAAACTACGTTCTTAATTTCTGGAGCATGCTTTCCAGATCGAGGAATCCATGTACTGTAAACGTTTGTAGTGCCTTTTGGGTACTGAATTCTGTGACTAAGTTTATATCCATCAGCTGCTAATGTTGCAATTAAATTCATATTTATATTCCCTTTGTTTTATAATTACTATATCATACTTTTGTCATTTAGTCAAGTCTTTTCCGAAGATTTTTTTGTTCATTTTTTGTATAAATGGAATACCGAAAGCAACGATAGCACATAGTACATGTATTGTAATAGCTAATGTTCTAAAATCATTTTGGCTGATAGGTGCAAATATTAATAAACACCCAAAGAAAAATACACTAGATGCTATTGTAATTCCTAGTTTTAAATCACTTAACATTTAAACTCCTTAGTAATAGTTTTCCTAAGTGTAATATTACAGCCAATAAAGTAAGTCCTCCTAGAATTGGAAGTTCATTTGAACGATGACTAAATAGGTATGGTAGTAAAAAACCAAAGTAAACAATTGCTGAAGCAATGATAATAAATAACTTAATAATAACTCCTTTGTTAATAACGGCGACAGCTCGCCACTCTCACCACTTAAGCGGGGGTGACCCTGCACAGTACTTATTTAATATTAATAAACGGAATAGCGTTGCTTCCTGTCATGGTCGGTAACTTACCATCCCATCTTTGGATGGCTTCATATTGAATAAGTTCAGATGTTAATGTTTTTAACTTTAAAGCGTTTGATTTAGACTCAGCTTCAGCAATAGCGATCATTGATTTAGCTCTACCTTCTGCTTCAGCGATTTGTTTCTTAGCTTCTGCCTCTGCTTCTCTTAACTCATTCTCTCTTTGTTGAGCACGTTGTGTAGCTTCGATCTTAGAGTTCAACGCATTAACTACGTTGCTAGGTAATCGAATAGAACCGATTAAATAAACCTTTTCAATTAAGATTCCGTTACTCTTTAAGTTAGTTCTTACAATCTCTTCTACCTTAGAAAATAACTCTGCTTTACCTGATCCATATACTGATTCAACATTCATCGTAGAAGCTACAGTATTTAGAGCGTCTCTAATAGCATTCTTTACTACAATAGATTTAATCTCATCAATGCCCTTTCTATACTTTTGAAATAACTTACTAATTTTTTCAGCGTCAACACTAAAAGTTACACCAACGTCAATGTTACAAGAAAGACCTTCTTGTGTTTGAAATGTAAAAGATTCATCTGTTTCCGAATCCTCTTGTTCATCAGCTGTATATACTTTTGTTTGTTGAAAAGTAGGGAAGATGTATAGTTCTTCATTAATACCAATGAAGTATCTACCTACTCCAAGTACTTCGTGATCTACCCCTTTGTCTTTTCCTAGTAAATAAATCTTGACTCCGACGTTTCCTGCTGGAACTTTAGAACATGATGTTGTTAGTGTTACTCCTAACAGAATAACAAAAGCTAACGTAATAAATCTAATCATTAATTTCTCCTTTATAAGTAAAGATTCGGTTAATACCTGAATCTCTTAATGTTTGAATACCTTTAGTAAATAATCCATGTGATACATACAAATCAACATTCGATACTTTGTGTTTATTTAATAATTGTTCAGCGACTAATTTAAATGTTCCTCCTCCATCACATAAGTCGTCAACAATTAAACATCTCTTATTTGTTAAATCTTCTTTGGATAATAAATCCATTCCAATAATGTTACCAGTTAATTGATCTCTTGTTTTTTCGAAATAGACTTTAGTATGGTTTGGTAAATAGTATCTTAAACTTGCTCCTTTGTCTGGGTATACTATAATATCTGCATCTGTTTTAATGAACGTGTGTTTTATTATTTCGTTAGGCAATACATTCACAAACCTTTTTATACCGTGGTTATTTGAATGTACATCTACACTCGATACTTTATTAAAGTTAAAAGAATTAATTATGTTAGAGAAAGCTTGAAGACCAAACGTTGTATTATTACTAACCTCTTTATCTTGTCTGGCATAAGGTAAATAAGGAATAAACAGTTCACCTCGTTTTTCTTCAATACTACCGATCAATAATCGTAACTGACAAACGTTTATTAATTCCGCTTCGTTTTCAAACTGCCATCTTATTTCGTTATAATATGAGTTTCTGATTTTAGAATAGACTTCATCTGGAAGTTTCCATACTTGACTACATTTATCTGGGAACATAGTTGGTTTGACTAGGTATCCATTAATATATATCATATTATTCTCCGTATGTTACTTCATCAATAACTTCCTCGATAGCAGATGTTTCAGCCGTAGTTGGTTCTCCACTATAAAATTTTTTAAGCTCCTCTAATGAATCAAGTAAAGCTGGGATAGGTACAGCAAACTTATGTCCTTCATGTTCTAATATAACTCCGTCCTTATTTCCTTTTAATATTCGAACCGATGCCTCGATTCCTTTTTCACTTGTTTGAATGTATATAACTAATTCTTTTCTCATACTAACTCCTTTCGAGTATTCGAGTTTTGTTTATATTAATAGCGTCTTCAGTAGGTTTATAATCATTATTGAATTCCATGGGGAATTGACAGAAGATACTACTATCTCTAAAGCTAGGATTATATCCTCTTCTTAACATTTCAGAAACTAATTGTTCGTATCTGTTTTTTAGATAAATCATTTTATCATAAAAGAATTTTACATGTCCTTTACCTAGAGTGTACTCATTGGGTATTTCAGTTAAACTAAAAGGAGATGTTAATCTATTCAATGACTTCTTAAGATTATTTGGAAGTCTAGTTATTTCTCTATACTCAGCTATAAGGTGTTTAGTACTAAGAGTTTCGACTGGAACAACGTTTATTCTAGTCATAGACCTCCTTATTATATCATATATTTTATAATTTGTCAAGCACTATTTTATATCTAAATCCTTGGTTAAGTAAACAAATCCTAAATAACATACTGCCATAACTATAAATACTAAGGGCATATCTCACCTACTTTGTTTAAGTCTGCTGAATAAAATTTAAGTTCTACTGGAATACTACCCAATGTTTCTAAGCTGTACACTTTAATTCCAATATCCATATAGCTATCCTCTATTGATGATATAACACCGATATAACTTAATAGATCTTTATTTATTAATCGTTTTTTAATATAATAGTTTGATATATATCGATTGTTATATGCATCGTATGCAGTGTCGTCAATTACTTGTACAATGTCTCCTACTTTAAACATATCCCTCCTTATCTGTTTCTTTCTTACAGCTTCTACACACATAGAATGATTTACCGTATGCTGTATTCATAACAATATTTTTATTATTACAACATTGTTTCTTAGAGTTATGTATGTTGTTTATATTTGAAGTATAGTCAAAGTCTACTAAAGGAAATTCTCCATTAATAAATCCATACAGTTCATCTTTAATTTCAATACAGTCATCGAACATAACGTCAAATGTGTTACCATCAAACGGATCGGTAACAGTGAAGTGATGCCAAGGATAAAAATATTCTTTTGCTTCTAATTCATAGAAGTTATTGTTTAACCATTTATTGATTTTAGTAATGTCCATTCCTACATTATGTGAATTAGCTGAGGAAATTATTTTGATTTTCTTATAACTCATAATTATCTCCTTAGTTGATATTCAAATCTTAGTTTATGTTTCTGTTTAATTACTTTAGCTTTACCTTCTTTTATAAGTTCTTGAAACTTAATTGCAGCTTTAGTATATTCTCCGTTCAGTTTAGCATATAGTTGTCTTATGTGTACTTTCTTTCCATCGTCCAACAATAGTACTCTAGGATTAGGAGTTTTTTCTGCTCCAGTAAATACGAAGTTACTGGCTTTATATATTGTTCCATTGTGTCCGACATTAGGATCGGTGTACGATAATACATACGGAGGAGTATCTAGTTCTTTAAGAAGTCTTAATGTCTTCCCTAAGAAGAAAGACTCTGTATTCTTTTGTGTATTATCTATTAAACAGAAGCGTCTTAATTCTATATACTTATCATTATCAACATTAGTACCCATTGGTTGTCCGTATATTGCAACACCGACTAGAGTGTTATCGTGTGTTCTTAACGTAAAGACGTGCTTTTGTTTTAGCGATCTATATGATTTAGAATAGTGCCATTGAACAATGAAGTCCATGATCTCCACACTTAAAGCTTCCTCTTCAACTTTATATATATCTTTCATCTACTATTCTCCATTTCTTTAATTGTTCTTTTATACTTAACAATTTAGTAAATTCAAATCCTCCGTCACACATTAGTTTATTATTTTCTATATATAGATAATCATGTTTTAACCAGTCAGAAGCTTGTACTTTGTGTCCTTGTTCCATCTTTTCTAAAGCTTCAATGAATGTCATCCACTTTATTTTTTTATTATTTTTCATGTAACCTCACCTATTTTAATAAAAGTATTTTCACAATTGAAGTTAAATTTGAAAGAATTTTCATCCCAATCATTACGTGAACTCCGACAGCATAAATATTTTACTTCAACAATATTATTTTCATAAATGTTTTCTATGTAAACAAGTCTTGTTTGTTTAAAAATACCATCAAGGTTAACCCACATATATAATCCACCAACAGATAAGTCGTTAATATCTTTGACATATTGCATTTTGTCCTCACTTTTTACTTGACAAAAGTTTAATTGTGTGTTACAACTATTATGCGACGTTCGAAAGAACCATAAAGTTCAGTCGCAAAGTTATTATGAAACGTTTGATTTAAGGGATAGTGTGTTTGAAGTTATCTACGAACTTAACACCTAATGACTCTAAGTATTGTCTGATCTCTTCTTTGGCTTTCTTTAAAGATTTATAAGATGTCTTATGAATGTTGATGAACGAGTCAACATTGATGACTTCTCTAATTGCGTAAGTTCTATTTTGTAGGTTAATACATATGTAGTATATCGTTCCATTAACCATAAAGTCTTGACTAAAAAGGAACGTAGATTGTTTCTTATATACTATTTTAGTTGGAGATGGATTCATTTTAAAACTCCAATGAATAAATATGATCTTCTAAAGAAAGATGTTGGTCATTTATAACTTGACTTGTTGTAATAAACGAGTGCTTTCCATCAATTGAATCTAAAGCTAATAGATAATTATCACTATCTAAAGAAGAAGGAGTTCCTCCTCTATATATACAAAGAGTAATATCTATCATAAAATCCTTTTGCACGTCTTTAGCATATAAATACAATTGACCTTCCTTTAATTCAAAAGGGTATGTTATTCTTTTCATATAACTTCTCCTATTAGATAAAGTTCATCTTTTGTAGAATCTTTGTATTCTTCATTTAAGAAAGAAGAACAAGTACTATCTAATGATCTAGTGTCCAGTCTTCTTAGTTGAACTGTATCAATTAATATCTTTTCTACTTGAACAAGTAAAACGTTTAATAACTTTTCAGAATGACAGTTACGTAGAAATAAGTATACACTTCCTACTTTAAGCTTATTAACTTCTGTTATTTTATTCATCAATACTCCCTATTTTATATATTGAATCTTTATATGAAGCAAAGTCATGCTTAATTAAATGCTGTTCATGTAAAGAGTTACGAAACTCACCTGCAATACTAGTAAAGTACCACAATGATCCAATCTTCTCTATTGTTCCTAAATAAAATTCATAATCTAATCGATTAAATGAACCTTTATTATACTGATACATATATAAACTATTATTTTCTAAATTAACCATATCTAAAATTCTTTTCATTATATTACCTTTTTAAAGATTTTACGAAAGTCACTTAATAGTTTTGAGTTACCCTTACTGTTTTTTCCTAAGTAGTCGTAAAAAATAATACTTTCTGAAACTAGAACTATAATAACTAAACAGTCATGGTAGTCTGAATTTAACATATCAGAAGAATTACTTTGAAATATTTGTCCTATTTGAATATCCATTATACAACCTTTGTAAAGAGTTCATTGAATCTTTTAATATCTTTTAAAAAAATTCCTTGACCACCTAAGTATTTGTATTTAATAAATGGCTCTATACTTAATACTATAACTAAGTTATTTGTATAAGAAGAAGCTATTAAATCTGTGGCTTGATAAATACTATCTGTAGTTATATTCATACATTACCTTTTTATAATAATTGTTATCGTATGGATTTGAAACATACGATCCACCTTTGTTACCTCTATTATAACATATAATAAAAGTATTGTTTGTTTTGTGTTTACAAGTATTACGAAAACTATTTAATAATTGAATCCCTCTATGTACATTAGTACAAGGGTCTAATAATTGTTCATGTGTTTCGATTACAAAAACAGGGCGTATTTGCATTAGTCCAACTTCCCCTACACTACCTATAGTCTGGGAATTGAAACGTGACTCAACCGATATTACAGCGTTTACTAAGTTTTTATCAATGTTATATTTACTGGAGTACAAGTCTATACAAGAAGATAGAATCCAGTAGTTAATCAGACTTACCATAGACTGCATCATAAACCTCCTCTAATGTATCAAAGTCTACCTCACCACCACCGATATTAATAATCAGTTCGTCTGGTAGTACAACCATAACATTAGATTTATCTAACTCAGCAATCAATGCCTTAGAGTTAAAACCTGTGTGCTTGTCTTTAAATAAGTGAATATTCATAATGACTCACACACAGTTGTTAATGTTAATAATTTCAAGCTCTTAGAAGCTTGCTTAATAATAGAGCAACGAAGACAAAAACTAATAAGCTATTACTTAACAAAGTCAATAAAACAATACCAGATAATCTCACTAATAGTTTTGAAATGTCACTCATAAAAATGAATGTGCCTAGTATAACTAGGATAAATAAAATGTTAGTCGAATTGCACCTCCCCAATGTTGAAAATTTTTCTAAACGAATTGACTAGCTTCAAAAATAGAAACAAAACTAACGCCACTATAATAGTCTTTTGCATAGTACTCCTAGTGTTTAATTGTTTCTTTATTAGGAAACGATATAACATTAGATATATCATCTAAGGTATCAGAATTAGATAATGATTCTACTTCTGTGTATAGACTTTTTTCAAGTTCGTCAATTTGTTCTGGTGTATCAGCAATTAATAGTTGTAAAGTTGTTGCCTTTACCACCTCAAACTCTTCTTTACTCAATGTTTGTTTTATGTTATTTAGATAATCAGTTTGAACATCTAATAAACATTGAAGTAACACAATAAAAGGTCCTTGTGTTTCAATTAAGCTTGGAGAAGTTTCCGAAATTTCCACAGCTTTAACTTTAATCATGTCAACTAACGATTCAATAACTACTTTATACTCTTTCATTTAACTCCTTTGTTAAACAATTGCCAATAATTGTTACAGTTTTATATGTAATATCATCTTTCAATATACGTTCATCACAACATCTAAACACATAATTAGGTCCTACTAAAAATAACATTTGAAAACATTGATATAGTTTCATTATACTACCTCATCTAATTCTAGAGGGTGTGCCATTCTTATTTCATTAGTATTACTTATCGGTCTTAAGTATACAATATGAATTGAACTAGGGGCACCACTAAACCAATTAGGTTTCTTAGTAACTACAAATATTTCTCCTAACTCACACATATCATATATAGATTTTATTCCTTTTTTAAAAGTTACTGTATTATATGTATATTCATCATGATTATCAAAGTCCTTTACTGTGCGATTCAGTATTACCAAGTCATTAGTTTTGAATAGATTCATATTGAATTCCTTTTATAACTTGACATACCTTATTCAATGTTTCTTTATTTACATCTGTACATAGATACTTACAAACATCTGTTAAGTCTTGTAATAAATAATCTTCTAAATAAAATTGTATTTCATTATTTAAAATCTTTAACAATTTTCTTGTGTCTCTTTTAATAAGATAATACTGATTAATTTTTTTATCCTGTGGTAACCAATCGTATAGTAATATTAAAGCCCCAGCATGAGCCAATATTTCTTCGTGTAATACATCAACTTCTTCTTTTAATTTATTTAAAGTTATTCTATTTAATCTATTAAACCTACCAGTCGAATGTATTATTTCATGAACTAAAGTAATTTGTGCCCAATATCTATTTAATAACATTTCATTATTTAATGCTATAATATCTAAAGGTATTAGATATTTACCATATGCATTGATCTCATTTGTAATTATAATTTTAGGGAGATTTATAGTATTTAATGCTAGAGTATTGTTCATTGCTTTATTAAGCTCGACGATTGATTGATCCATTTGTTCCCCTTTGTTCATTGATGTATTGAACTATATTGTTTACCCATATATCTAAATTCAAAGAGTTAAGTCCAGGACTTGAATTAACTTCTATTACATAGAATCGTTTCTTATCTCTGTCGAATATAATATCGACACCACCGAATAGTAACCCTAATCCTTGTACTGCTTTAATACACATTTGTTGTGCATTATAATTACAAGTAGATATTTCTGGATTACATTTTCTGAACTGACAGTTATGTGATTTATATATTTTAACATTAGAATCATTTGGTATCTTCTCGTAAACACCTAATATCTTACCATTAAATACATGAACTCTATACTCTTTCTTATTACTAATAGGTCTAGTAATGTATAGATCATTAGGTCTAAGTTGGTTATCATATCTAACCACCATGTCTCTACCTCTAACATAGAAGTAACCAGATGAATCTTTAAATCTTTCAATATCAAATGTATTTCTATCGCCTTCAATTAAATCGAAATACTGGGGAGTTCTAACACCTTCTATTAACTTAAGACTCTTTAACATATAATGTTTGTTAGATGCTTTCTTAACAGCTAGTCTATCATTTAATGTTAATGTCTGACCACTATCAGGAGTTCTACTTTCTCCCCAACGAATTGTAACGGCTGATTGTTTTGGTGTCATGTATTCTCTAACTCTTCTAACTCTACTGAATAGTCTAGAGTTTTTAAGTTTTAAATATAATGACTTACCTGTCTTACAGGATTTGTTTGAATAACAAAAATTAATAAACATAACAATCTCCTATTTTTTTATATCTATTTGAATGTGGACCAAGCGTAGATGAGTAATGATCGAATCCATTACAAGCCGCAGTACTCCAATAAGTATAATAATTATAGTATGCTCCTGATTCCCTTTTCTCAAAAAGAACTAGTCCTTTAAATACTATATCAAAATATAATTCAATCATTTTTTACCTCACATATAAGTTTCAATAACTCTCCTTTAACAAACCTAGAGTATCTCCTGTCGTGTATTTCAAAATCAGATGTTCCAACATTACCCAAATAATAATACTGTATAATATCAGCCATAGGGTCAACACTTAAAACAATCACTAATCTATTTAGATTATTAGCAGAAAAGAAATTACCATATTGGTTACCTTTTGTTGTTAAGTATAGACAGTTTGGTTTATACATATTATCCTCTTTTTGATTTTAACTGACCATCTTTTGTTAAAGTTATATTATCTTTAATAAGTTGAAGTACTGTACCAATTGCTTCATATTCATCTGAATTAAAAAAGTCCCACTGTTCTTCTGATATAATACCAGTTTCTTGAAAATCATACATATTATCAGCTAATGTGTACATATCTTCAATTGCTTTATCTAATGCTTCCAATAACTTATCATTTGATAATGTAACCTTTTCATTATTTATTTTCATATGTTCTCCTTAGTATTGAATGCTATAAGGTTGACTATCACTCATGTAAGCATCATATAATAGTTGCATCTTTGTCTCATAATCTAAACTATTTAATACGTTTTGTTCGTCACTAGATAGTTTAAGAAAGTATTCATTTAATGTAGATGCTATTTTATTAATTTCTAGTATATCAACTTTAGTTTTCTTAACATCAGAGTATTTAGAATCCGAGGCTTCTTCGTTATTATACAACCAGTTATATGATTGACTATGGTTTTCTTCCCATCTGTTTCTGCTAGAGGATAACCTCCGTGACCTACTTGATGTAGTCCAATTAGTTGAAATTGTTCTAGTAATGTCAGTGACTGAAATAGGTTCTCCAGTAATTGCATCTACTCTTAGTAACTTGTTATCATACAGTGGGAAACATCTAGGCTTTTTCCAATTAAGTTTATCACAAGTATTCTTAATAATATCATCACTTGTACAGATAACCATGCCACCTAACTCTTCTACTTGAGCCAAGAATAAAGGGGCATTATTTTTAAATACATCTAATATACTTCTACCATCTGATTGTTTAGACAATACAGCTACTCCCCAATAACCTTGTAAAGCATCTGTTGTTTCCTGAATCTTAGCTTGATTATTCTGAACATCATTCTTAAGATATTCATTTAAGATTGTTTCAGAGTCACAAGTTGAAATAACATTTGTTAATGTATGTGAGTTATTAATAATACCATTGTGAATTAAAGCAGTATTACCTATAATAAAAGGGTGTACATTTTCAAATGTCCTAGCACAAGTTGCGAATCTTGTATGATAGATAATAGATTTAACATCTTCAAAATTCACAACACCAGTTGTAGAATATTCAGTTGGTTCTAATTGTGTAGGAACTTGTTCTTTAAGAACACCCTGATATTTAGCTACTTCAGTTAATGGTTTAACAAATGCTTTCTCTACATTTAGAAATCTTTCAGAGAACATATTACCTTGTCCATCAATTGCGGCATAACCTAATCCATGACTATCTGATTTAGTCATATCAGCTTTAGATGCAACCATAAATTTTCTAGCGTTCAATCCGTTCTTAATACCAAACATCACCATAACTTTACACATACTTACTCCTTATGCAAATGCATTAATATTGTTATTAATATAATCTAAAGATGTCTGAGGAATATTTTCAATATAATTAGGAATCGTTTCAACTTTTCTTGGAGCAGATTCTAATTTAGTTGATTTGTTTACAATAGGTAATAAGAAGTTAATCCAGTTACTAATCTCAATACAATCAACAGTTCCTTTATGTACTCTAATCTCTAATGTTTTATGACGAGCATAAGACATAGGATTAATAACTAAATATCTTTCTGATCTACCTCTATGTCCATCTTTATATGAATATTTTTCAATATCAGCAAATTCAGTTGGCTTACAATATGTATTGCTTCTACGTTCAATAGGTTGTGAATCAATTAAAAACTTTTGCATCTTAACTAAATTATGAAACGCAGTAGCAACATCTCTATTTCTCATATCTAAATGAACGTGAAGACCACAAGAACTATTAACTGAACATTTAGCATCTTGTAATGCAACTCCTAATTGTTTAAGAATATCTTCTCTCTTAGATTCAGGAAGCAACACTCTAATTTCATGTGTATAATTATATCCATCTGAAGTTCTTAATGAACCATCGGAAGTAACATTTGTCCACTTTTGGAGCTTATGTTTAATGAGAATATTTTTAAGCTCAGTAACGTCTGACTTAGAAATTAATTCAATTTCAATACCAATAAAGTTTTCACTATTGAAAGGAACTTTCTCGTCATTAATATAGTTGGATTGAATGTGGTTATATAATTTCAGATACTCTTCTGGTTTAGAATGTACCTTACCTAACAAGGTAACTGAACCAAATTTATTTTTAATAACTTTCTCAACTAATTTCTTAGAAGCACGTTCCTCTCGGATTAAAGAATTTAATGCGACAAAAGCTTTTAACTTTGCATTCTTTAAATCTTTTTTAATAATATCCTTTCCTGCTTCATTGACTGAAATAGTTGGCATCGGAATACTGATCTCTTTCTTAACTCCATTAACAATTCGACTAGCTTGTACAAAGATTTCAGCGTTTAATATGTTACTAATCTTAGCTCTGTTTTCTCTGATCTTAGTAGATAAAGTAGACTCCTTATCTTTAGAACCTTTAAGCTTTAACTTCTGCTGTTGTCTATCTAAGTCTTCTAGCTTTTTTGTATCTCTTAATAAAGTAAATAACATTGTATTTTTATTATCACTCTTATTAACAATTCTAATCTTAAAGTCTTTAGGATAAATAACTTTTTCATACCTACTAAACACTAGATTATCTTTTAGTACAATGAACTGAGTACCGACTGGAACTTTAATTTTCTTAGAGTCAACAGTAATTATTACATCTTCGTATGTTTCGATTGTACAATACTTATCACTTAAACTATACTCACCAATGTATTTAACTTCTTTGTTTAAAAAGAATGTACCTAGTTTGTTGTCTCTGTCCTTTGCAATTTTGTAAATACTTCCTAATTCTAATTTTGTTGACATAATTAATTTCCTCCTATAGATTGTTGTTTTTCCATTAGTTTAGTTTTAATATTTTGATTTAAATTTTCATAAACTTTTTCTAATCTTGATTGCCACAATAATGCTTGTTCTAAATTTAATTCTTTAGGACATCTATTGTATGTTTTCCAACCTTTATTATCTAAATTATACATTATGTAATATTTAGTTTCGTCCATAGTTCCTCCTATAATATTTGTTTAATTTCATCATGGTCTATAAATTTTTTTCCCCTATTAATAACAAATACCTCATACATAGTTCCTCTATGAAAAGAGTTAATAGCCATAATAATACCCATACGTTTTACAAGATAGCCATCTATCCATGCTTCAAATTTAACAATGTCGTTTACTTTAATCTCTTTCAAGATACCTCCTTTATGCTATTTTCTGGTAACCATATTTCTTTTTTACCTAACACTAATACTTTTAACCAAGAAGGTTTACCATTTTCCCATGTTATTTGTTTAATAATAGCTAGCCTATTAATAAAATCATTTTTATTAAGTTTATGATAATAGTCTGGTATTGATACTATTGTAATTACATCATTTATTTTCATGGTATAATATCTCCTTTATATACATATACTTTATTAATATAATAATTATAACTTCTTTGACTACCATAACACTGATCACTATATAGTAAATAAACATTTAAAGGTGAGCAATGTATTCCTTGATAACATGTATTACCATATGCAAAGTCTGAATTCATTACTTCTTGTGGTGTACTACGTATTGACAATATATATCCTTGTTGTAATAACCATAACATATGAGCATGGTTATAACATATTATATCGGTTTCAACTAGATTGTTTATCACCATATATTACAATCTCCTTTGTTGATTTCATTATATCATGAATTGACCTATAAAGATAAAAGGGTTGACCAATATAATTATACGTTATTTCTTTTTTTAACTCACCCTTAATAATAATTAAACGACCTTTTGACATACCTATCTCATTAGGTAAAACTTGTCTAATATGAATTACCATAACTTAATCCTTTTATAAACGTATCCATTTTCAAAAACATGAGAGTACCAAGACTTACTAGGAAGTATATCAGATTTGAAATTATGATTAAATTCTTTTAAAAATTTACATTCTTTTATCTGATATTGTTTAATTGCATCTGTACCTCCATATATTCTACCATTTCTACTATAATAAATTATATCCCAATCACCTTTTCCACAACCATATCCTTTTTCAATTAAATACAAAGCATGAGCTAAGTTATATGTTCTTAAGTTACATCTAATCCATCTGTGACTAGTCATCAATAAGTAAATCTTCATCATTAATACAATGTGTTTTATTATTAGGATTTTGAATTTCATCACAATCATGTTGTAATAAAAAGTTATAAATGTATTCATTAATGAAGTCCTTGTTAAAATACTTTTTTAATTTATTGAACATACTTGCCTCCAAAATAGAAACAAAA